ATGGACTACCAAAGCTTTTTGGAAGCCAAGATCCGTATTGCCCCCAAAACGGGTTTTGATATCCACCCAGAAGACCTTCACCCTATCCTTAAACCACATCAGCGCGATATTGTTCAGTGGTCCATCAAAGGTGGACGGCGCGGGATCTTTGCCAGCTTCGGACTGGGCAAGACAATCATGCAGCTGGAAACAAACCGTTTAATCCATACCTACAAAGGTGGAAACGTACTGTTCGTCTGCCCGCTCGGTGTGAAGCGGGAATTCTCAAAGGACGGGAAGAAGCTGGGAATCGAGCGGATCAAGTACATCACCAATAACGATCAGATAGAAGAAGGCTTGCCTTACTACATCACCAATTATGAGCGGATCCGGAAGGGCGACATCGATGCATCCAAATTCATTTCCGTTACATTCGACGAAGCTTCTTGCCTGCGTAATCTGGAAACAGACACCACGAACGCCATATTGGATACATTTGGCAACGTTCCGTTTCGGTTTGTCCATACAGCGACACCATCACCAAACCGGTACCTGGAACTGATCAACTATGCAGAATACCTTGGCATCATGGATCGAGGGCAGGCACTTACAAGGTTCTTCCAGCGTGATTCTACCACGGCCGGAAACCTCACCTTGTACAAAAAGCGAGAAAAGGAATTCTGGTTCTGGATGTCGAGCTGGGCTGTATTCATCACCAAACCATCAGATCTGGGATACGATGATACGGGTTATGTGCTTCCTCCGTTAGTCATTCACCGGCACATGGTCACTTTTGACCGTAAGACGAAGGTGGACAAGAAAACCGGCCAATCAACCTTCATTCCCGATTCATCGAGCAGCCTGCCCGAAGCAGCCAAAGAGAAGCGGCTGAGCATGCCCCACCGGATTGCCAAAATGAAGGAAATCATTGACGAAAGCCCCGATGATCATTTCATCGCCTGGCACCACTTGGAAGATGAGCGTGTTCAAATACAAAAGACGCTCGGAGACGATTGCAAGTCGGTTTTCGGTTCCCAATCAATTGACGAAAAGGAAAAATACATTGAGGGCTTTTCGGAAGGTGAGTTCAAATATCTTTCCAGCAAACCGTCGATCTTGGGAAGTGGGAGCAATTTCCAATACCACTGCCACAATGCCATCTTTGTAGGGATCAACTACGAATTTAACGATTTCATACAGGCGGTCTTTCGGGTATACAGGTTTATGCAGGCACATGAATGCCACCTACACCTGATCTTCACCGACGCTGAACTTGAAATTTTGCGGACGCTGGAAGAGAAATGGCAGGAGCACATTAACCTGCAATCTGAGATGACCACGATCATTCAAGAGTTCGGCCTCAACTCCGACCTATACCAATACCAGCTCAAACGTGAGATGTTTACGGGCCGGCAAGAGGCGAGGGGCTCGAACTGGATCCAGGTCAACAATGATTCAGTGGATGAATATTCCCGAAAACAGGACTGCAGTATAGGGCTTATCGTTACCAGTATTCCGTTCGGAAATCACTACGAATATTCAGAGAATTACAACTGCTTTGGGCACAATGAAACCAACGAGAAGTTCTTTGAGCAAATGGATTTTCTGGTTCCCCATCTATACCGTTGCCTGAAACCCGGGCGAATCGCGGCAATCCATGTGAAAGATAGGATCCGGTACAGCTATATGAATGGAACAGGCTTTACGTCCATAGACCCATTCTCGGATGACACAACAGCATGTTTTCGAAAACATGGCTTTCACCTGCTTTCACGTATCACCATCGACACCGACGTGGTTCAGGAAAACAATCAAACTTACCGGCTTTCTTGGACGGAAGCCTGCAAGGACATGACCAAGATGGGTGCAGGCTTGCCAGAATACGTGCTGATCTTTCGCAAGCCGCCTACGGGATCAGAAAACGCGTATGCTGATGAACCAGTCCATCACTCAAAAGAGAAGTATACGCTTGCCCGATGGCAACTGGACGCACATGCTCACTGGAAAACATCAGGTGAGCGGCTGATTGATCCTGAATATTTGAAACGGCTGGACTTGTCTGACGTGCTGAAAGCATGGCGAGCACTCGACACTACCGAACGTTACGATTATCACAAGCATATCGAGATTTGTGAGAAGCTGGACCAGGTAAAGATGTTGCCACGGACTTTCATGGCCGTACCTCCTCAGGCGCTTAGTACAGAGATATGGGATGATATCAGCCGTGTAAATACCTTGAACGGAACGCAGACACGCAAGAATCTGACCAAGCATATTTGCCCCTTACAGCTCGACATCATCGAGCGGTGTATTGAACGGTATTCCAATCCGGGCGATGTTGTAGCAGATCCTTTCAACGGAATCGGATCCGTGGTCTACCAAGCTGTGAAGATGGGCAGGTTCGGTGACGGCTGCGAGTTGAAGACTGAGTACTGGAAAGATAGCATTCGACATGCCAAGTCAGCTGACGCGAAGATGTCGGCATTAACTCTCTTTTGACAATACGCTTAATGATCGAGTTCAATAACATCCGGATTGCCTTAGGACTTTCTTGGAATGAATTCTACCTGTGCTTTTTGGTTCAGTTTCTGACTAAAACCGAAGAGTATTGTACGATGACGCGCAACGATATGGCTGCAAATCTGGGTGTTTCCAAACAAGCGACGATTGATCTGGTAAAGAAACTTGACCAATCGGGATACATTGTAAACGCCGGAGGTCGGCTCAAATGCTCCGATCAGTGGTCAAGAAACTTTACCAAGGCAAGTGAATTTACCCAACAGGATGGTAAAGAAACTTTACCGAGCTTCACCATTGACGGTAAAGAAACTTTACCGGAAAGCACTGATGCGGTAAAGAAAGTTGACCGCTATACAAATGTTAGTGGTAAAGAAACTTTACCAGAAGACTGTTTGTCGGTAAAGAAACTTTACCACTTACAAAAGAATAGTGGTAAAGAAACTTTACCGATCAAAACGGGTGCGGTAAAGAATCTTTACCAACAAGAGCGGGAAAACGTTGAACAAAATCAAGAACCGGTAAAGAAACTTGACCAAGATGGTAAAGAAACTTTACCGCATGCAGCATCAGGCGACCTATATATAGATACTAAAGAAGTATCTATTAACAAAAAGGATTTAACTGAAGTTGAAAAGGGGTGTGGGGAAAAACAAAAACCGTACGACCTGATTTTTAAAGACGAGGTTGCCACCTGCAAAGTCCTGCAAGCTGCATGTAAGAAATATCACGAAGATCATCCAGAGAAGTACTCTCTGGACATGTATTCAAAATTCATTCGGCATTGGTCTACGCCAGACCGAAAGGGTGTGCCGAAATGGTATCGGGAACTGAACTCAAAGCGGGGTACCTGGCACCTTCCCGGCCGACTGGTCACCTGGCACGAGAACGACTTAAAATTCAACTCCAAATCATCCAATGGAAAATCCAACACACGAAGCGGCAGCACGCTACGTCCTACGTCCATCGCTGAACCATCTAAGCGAAGCGGATCTGGAAACGTTGCGCACGTGGAATTCTAGTGAACGAGTTTTGCCGGAACTAACCGAAGAAGAAGAAGACGCGGTTGTCGAAGTTGCGATCCGCGTAGCAATCGACAATGCGAGGCTGGAAAAAGGTCAGCAGCTGTACAATCAGGCTTACGCCAAAAAGGTCAGCCAGCAGCCGCAGTTTCCAGCCTTGGACAAGGTGAAATTTCGTGAAATCATACTTGCCGTAGGCAAAGCTAGGTCTACAGATAAATTATGGCCAGACGCGTTCAAAATTGACGAGCAAAATAAAGGGATCATCAACACCCTTTGCATGTATTTCACAGTTGATCCTGACTTTCTGAAAGTGGATCCGTCGTTCTCGTTCAACAAGGGAATTCTACTGATCGGGCCGATAGGTTGCGGAAAAACGGAGCTCATGCGGATTTGCAATGAAAACCCGAAGCTCTCTTACTCGCAGCACGATTGTCAGGACATCGTCGAGCAGTACTCTACCAAAGACATTGGACCGGCAGTTTTCGAAGAATATGGCAAAAGTCCGATGAACACCAGCCGAGAGAAGTATTTCGCTCAACCGCAGCTCGGACGCTTCTTTGATGACCTCGGAGCCGAGCCTCTCGGCAAGCACATGGGGAACGAACGCAATGTTATGGGCGAGATCATCCAGATACGGCACAAAAAATACCCGCACTATTTTACGCACTTCACCAGCAATCTGGCAATGGATGAGCTTGAAAGCTTCTATGGAGCCCGCGTCGCTGACCGGCTGCGAGAGATGTGCAACGTTATCGAATATCCATCAACTGCAAAATCAAGAAGAAGGTAATTATGCCAATCGACTACAATCGCTATCCGCCTGACTGGCTGAAAACAATCCGGCCGCGCATCATGGCCAGAGCAAACAACTGCTGCGAAGATTGCGGCCTTGAACATGGCGCGACGGTATTCTCAATCAAGCTGACAGTAAAGGATGAAGCCGGACGCTATAAGGCTCGCTGTATCTGGTTTAGCAGCCAACGCGACGCGGAACGCGAAAATACTGACTGGCGAGACGTCAGGCCGGTAAAGGTTGTGCTAACCATCGCGCACCTGGACCATGATGAAGAAAACCACAAAGTTGCCGATGATCGGCTGAAAGCACTTTGCCAGATATGCCACCTGCGGTATGATGCGACAGAAAAATGGCGGCGAATCACTTCAAAAGGTATGCAGCTATGAAATTCATCCCACGCTCCAATTGTCCCACCCCATACCTAGTTGCCATCGACCCGGATCTGAATGCCTCCGGGATCGCAGCTTGGAACACGAAAACCAGGGAATGGCTCTTTGCCAAGTCGGTCAGCATTGAAAGCATTCTTGAAGCGCTGGCCGGATTACCGCCGCAAGAAACAACCATTTACATCGAAGCCGGCTGGAAGATTAAAAAGCACAACATCCGCGGCGGCAATTACTATACCGCTCAGGCCAAAGCCCGCAACGTCGGCGAGAATCACGCAACCGGCAAACTGATCGCCAAGATCCTGCGAAAGGCCGCCTATGCGGTTAACGAATTCTCACCACTTAAAAAGGGAATCTTCAAAGACCTGGACGGATCCTGGTCCGAGCACGGCCGGAATTATGTGCAGAAAGAATCCGGATTATCCCACCGGATGAATGATGATGTCAGGGATGCTATTTACACAATTTTACATTTCAGATAAGGCAACCAATGCACCATGTGGATCTTACCAAACAATCACCCACTCTCCTCAACCTTTGCCCAGGACTACGCGGACTCGAACGAGGAGTTGAAAGAGTATTTCCAGAATCCAGAACCGCCGCTTATGTGGAAATCGAAGCCTTTATCTGTGAAAACCTTCTCGCTGCAATGGAAGCGGGTTTGGTGGCTCCGGCACCTATCTGGACGAACCTTAAAACCTTCGACCCGCGACCGTTTCGAGGTCTCGTTGACATCCTACTTGGAGGGTACCCGTGTCAGCCATTTTCATTTGCCGGTAACAGAAAAGGCATTTATGACCCAAGACACCTTTGGCCGTTTGTATACCGAATTGCAGAAGCAGTTAGACCTTTTTGCTGTTTCTTCGAAAACGTCGCAGGGCACCTTAGCATGGGATATGACCAAGTTTACCGCAGCCTTCGAAATCTGGGTTACCGCGTTGAGGCAGGAATCTATACAGCGGAGGAAGTTGGCGCACCGCATGAACGGGAACGCCTTTTCATACTTGCAATCTTGGGGGACGCCACGGGTAGCGACGAATGGAATGATCGGCTACGAAAAGGAGCAATCTCAATCGAGAGTAGAGGATCAGGTAGTAAACTGGCGCACCCCAATGGCATCGGACTTTGGCGGGACGACAAGGGAAGATTTCTCCCCCAAACTATCGGAGCAAATTCGGAATTGGAGCACCCCAGACGCAAATCTCTGGAAAGGAGCAGTGTCGGAGGAATACCTAACTCGCAAGGACGGGAAGAGCAGGTTAGACAGGCTACAAAATCAGGTTGTTCATCAGAAATGGCCGACTCCAACTACAATGGACAAAATGGATCCCAAAACGGACAAGGCTATTCACAAAGAAGTGACGGAGATCCGTCCGGGTCGTTCAACTTTTGCAAACCTACGGGACGCAGTTGCAAGAGGGACTATGACAGATTTCCGGCAGGGCAAGGGGCGTTCCAGTTTGAATGGGAAGAGCCGCGCACGCTTGAATCCAGCCTGGTCTATACAATTGATGGGTACAACTTTACAGAAGATCTTCACCGTGCCATTGGCAACTCAGTGGTCGAACAAACCGCAGAATTAGCGTTCCGTGATCTACTCTTAAAGCATTTCGTTCGATGACCATTACTGATACAATCGAAAGGCCAAACGTCAGATTCAAAGCTGGCGACCGTGCCCAGCTCGTTCACTTACCTCACCGATCCGGGTCAGAAATAAAAATCCAGGCACTGGTTCGGGAAGTTTTATGTGACGGATATGTCATTGATACCGAGAATCAGAGCGGGATAAAGGTCAAATTAAAGGATTTGCGCTATTGCGGTAGAGATTGACAACTTAAACTCCTATTACCGTTTCTTGTAGGACCGTGTCTAAATACGGAATAAATAATTCCCGGCTCTTTTTAGTTTGTTCGTTTAAGAATTTACCTATCCTCATAGCGATATGAAAAGCTAAGAGAGGCGGCACAGCATTTCCTATTTGATTATATTGAGACAGATTACCTTGGTGAACTTCTCCCTTTTTTTCCTGTAGTTTGGTAGATATTAGAGTCCGCTTACCTTTAAAGACATAGTGATCAGGAAAAGATTGAAGCCGAGCGGCTTCACGAGATGTAAGATTTCTTGGACGGAAAGGGTGAATAAACGTCGAGTAAAAGGAAGCGGGAATTGTAAACGACACTTGGTCAGCTTTAAGATGCCGATAATTCGATTGATAAGAACTGGTCGACAATGCGCCGTTTCCGTTCCGCTTTCTAACTTTCAATAGCTCTGGAATCTCGTCGAGCGTCTTACCACTTTGAAGCAGCGAGTATCGCTCCACCATTCTTTTAGTATGAAGCATTGAAACATGATTATTTACATTAGAGGATCCTTGTCGGGCCCATAACTGGTAATCTGAAATAGCTGGCTTACTATACTCCATAATCTCGCTTCCTTCACCTGCCGCAATATTCGGAAGATCTCCTATGGCTTCGCCAACCGTCACCGGTGGCAAGAGCGAGAGAGCCCCTAATGTTATACTGCTGCCGGATGCATGGGTGGCGGCGGGCTTACCAATTTCTTTTCCGTGCAAATTGCCCACTATAAAGACACGTTCACGAGATTGCGGAACCCCGTAGTTAACTGCATTTAGTCGCCAAACCTCGACGTAATATCCCAGATCTCTGAAAGATGCTTGAATGATGTCGATGACGCGATCACCTTGTTCATTCTTGCGGCCAAGAATACCCGGTACATTCTCCATCACAAACACCTCGGGCCTCAAAAATTCGACCCATTTAGCAAAATTAATAAAGAGAGTATTTCTCGGATCAGCAGGATCTTTGGGTGGGCCAGCTAGGCTAAATCCCTGACACGGAGGGCCTCCAATAATAACATCCGGTTGGACACCAGCAGTTAGATCTACAATAGCTTCTAAGGAACACAATTCACGTATATCTTCCTCAATTATAAGATGGGAGGGATTGGATTTATTAGCAATTAAAGTGTCTATCGCCCAAGCATCTTTCTCCAAGGAAACCCTCAAGTCAAAATTTGCCATTTCAAAGCCCAATCCAAAACCACCAGCCCCGGCAAACAAATCGAAGACAGTCCATTTCGGTTGCGTCATTCTCGCTAAATGTCAAAGATTACCATATCGATTCGGTAAAGGTAGGATAAAAGCGGTAAATTTGGGCATATTTATTGATATCTGATTCTGGAATTATCTTCACTTCTGGCCTGTTTTTCACAAGAGATGATCTGTTAAAATCATACATTTCATGAAGTTGTGAATCTAAAAATGCCACTTCCTTGTTTGTTAAATTGGGCATTTTCAATTGATATACGGATGAGTTTTGGGTACAGAATGGCAGTTCAAAAAAATTCGCGACGTTGAAGCTCTCCGCGAGAGAGTCATTCAAAAAAACGCCCCCAAACGTTAGCATGCTGGCTCCATCATTGTATCGAATATTGAAAAGTTGTTCAAACCGAAGTTTTTGGTCATTTGGCAGACCTCCGTTGCGATTATTTAGCGCACTGTAAATTTCATTCTCTATAATTTCCTTAATTACAGGAGGCAGACCAGACATTGACAACTCTTTACCAGTTAAACGCGCCGGTACTCGCTGCCGAGTTACCTGTGCATGTAATGCTTGCAAACGATATTCTGAGAGGGAAAGCTTTTCATTGGGCTGGGCAGCGATTTCTGGGCCATTCTCATCATTGGCGGGCTCATCTTGTGTACTTTGAAGAGACTCCGGCTGAACGTTGACGGTGATCAAGAACATACCGCCAGGTTGAATATTTGCACATACGGTATTTATGTCGGACAAGCAATCAGAATCTAATTTACCGTCGTAATCTAGCCAGATTATAGATGGCTGATCATAGTCCAAGGTTGGCAGAACATTGTTTGAAGTATCAAAATATACTTCAATACAAGAGAATGGACGGTTAAACTCTACCCTCGCTCGAGCCTTCTCTTCTTTTTCAATACTGATCATTTTGTGCAATCCCAAACTTTTGTGAAATAAAGAAAAGTCTACAAAATATATGGAACCAAAACCTATATACTGATATTCTTGAAGGCGATGAAAGGTGCTTAATTTGCGAAAGGCTTCCGCAATCATCTTCCTTTCGACGGTTTTCGCGGGCCTTAATTTATAGTTGATTTTTGTAAAGCTCATATCTAGTTGTCGGCCTCCATATCCAGAAAATAATCAAAAGTCCGCTCTCCCACTTCCTTATTACTCTTTGTTTCCAAAATCCTTTTGACTTTATCAACTTCTTCTTTTGGTTTCTTATAGCTAATTGTTATCGTATTCACCCTTTCTGCACGGATTGCCGGCGCTGGATGCGTGAAGACTTTTGCTGTGTAGGCAGCTATCGCACCTGCTGAACTTGCTATCTCTGCAATATTAACCTTGCTTGTTTTATCAACTTCGTTTTGATAAAACAGATCACTTGGTGACGGATCTCCCTCTCTTTCATCTTTCATTTTATTTAAGAAAGTGATTACCGGCTTCATCATTTCAATCATTCTAGCTCGAATTTTCTTGAAAAGGGCTGAATCTAAATCCACACCATTTTTTGTAGTGTTCCACGGCAATAAACCCGCATCATCGGCCTCAAAGAAGACATATCCTCTAAATCGATTAAACTGACCATGGTACTTGGGACCTCCATCCCCTAGACGACCACCCGTCCACCCCGTGATGGGAGTTTGTTCGGGGCCTAAAACAAGTCTTCCATTGCAAAATAAATACCACCCCCCGTCTTCTAAACTAGGTTCCCCAATTCCAGTAATTACTTTTACGTGGACATTATTTTCCGACGTGTATTCGTAGTAGGCTGGCTTAATCGTATCTGAAGTGGATAATTCTAAATTTCGTTTGCCTAGTTGGATCGAGTTTAAAGTGATGTTGAGTCCCTTGCTAATTGGATAAAGGTTTTCCAATTCCAGTTCCGCTTTCAGTTCATTCACGAACTTTCGGTCCGTGAAATCAGTGACGACATCAGGATTTAACTTTGTCACATGTATATGAGTACCCAACATTTGTTTAGGCTCCGAGCTCTCCTCAAATTCCTTAAATTGAAATTCCCACCCCTCTCTGGATGACCAATCATCTACGTCAACGTCTAATTCCCAGTATGACTTAGGCGCAGCAGAGCTAATTGTGAAGTACTTCCCGATCTTGAATAAAGCCCTCTTCATTCCTATCCCAAATTGCCCGACCGAACCAGGAACTCCGGGAAACCCCTTTGCTCTACCTATTCGAAATGCATAATGTCGAGCAATTTCAACCTCAATACCTCCACAGTTATCTGATATCGAAAATCCATTCTTGTCGAAAACAATGTCAATATTATAGCCATTATAGTCGTCGTTTATAGTTTTACTCCTTGCTCCATCGACGCAATTATCAACTAAATCACCAATAACGTCTTTTAAGGATACATCTCTTATAAGCATCGAAATGAAAAAGTCCTTTGTCGGTTCGGTCTCAATTCTTTTTGGATCTTTGTCGTCCATTTAAAAGTGCTTTGTCAGCTATAAATTATCTAAAAATTTCAAGGCAACTTGTCAATCGTCATCGTCAGTAAGTATTAAAGCAATGGAGAAAACGAGATCACCTTTTTGATTTTGTCCGACATGGAGTCCTCCCAAAACTTCCCACCCTTGGCTAAATTGACGGTTTACGTCGTCTTCGACTGCGTCTTTACTTGTCCCACTTACTATTCTAAATTCTTTCATACAGTAATTGAATTATTTTGAATTCGATTTCAGAATTGACTTTTAACCTGCTATTTCGGCCGGTCGAGCTTGGCACTCGGTCTTTTGGCTGGAAGCCAATTTCAGTTGTACCCGTTGAACTTAGAAATCACAGTTGTCCTTTTTACCTCCAATTTCATCTGAGTCAGTATATTATAATTGGTTTGTTAGTTTTCAGTTATACGAATCAACCTTCCCGTCATCATCATTGGCGTAGAAGAGGAAGGGGGTGTAAAGCCGACGCAACTCATTCAGTCTGCATATCCCTAACTCTTTTCTTAGCGACAAACTCAGTTCGAAAACTGAATATATATTCCAGCACATCCTCACCCATTTTGATTGGCAGTACAACTCTCATTGTCTGCCCAATCAACTCTTCCTTATATTCAATTTTGTTGGACATTACACCTTGCGTCACGGGTATAAGTGCACTCGATGTCCAACCTCCATATTGTCCAGGAACATATCTGGTATACGATGTCGGCGAAATCAAATCCGAAAGGGTTGTATTCTTATAAACAGAGGTAGGCGGCTGCGAATTTTCTCGATCAATATATTTGACACCCTTGTGAAATACACGGCCAGACTCATTCGACATTGATATGTAGGCAGCATCATCCCAAAGTATCTTCATAGTTTGATCCGACTTATTTGTCAATTCGAATCCTATTTGCGAGGAAGCATAATCCCAATCAATCTTAATTATAGGATCTTCATAAACTGACTTTACACTGTCGAGATTATGATCATGCGGCCCTTCCACCGAATACAAGTACGCAGAATAGAAACCTTCTCTTCTATCTTTTTTTTGCGCGAAACAAGTAGTAGTTAAGAGAAAAATTGAAATCAGAGGTAGCAGTTTATTCATAGATTGTTGATAGAGGTCTGATTAGTACTGAGAGTAATCTTACAAAAACCTCGAATAATATCAAAAGAAATTTTAGCGTAAGGAATTGAAGGCGAGGTAATTATGAAAGTAGAAAATACAAAATGCTAACTTTTATGTATATTTTACTTGACTTATGTAATTTTTAGTGTACATTTGTATTGTTGGCACGGCAAAAAAATACTAACACTAAACCATAAAGACACCCGGCAGGCAAAGCCGAACCGGATGTACTAATTCTAATTCGATGACAAAAGTACAAACTTCCACCCAGCAAGCATTGAGCCTTGCAGACTTCACGCAGCAGCTTTACCTGGACCTGCACCTGCCTTACGAAAAGGACAGCTCAGTATCGGGCAACCTGATCACCGTTATCGTTGACTCCGAGTATGGAGACTTCAAATTGAATGTTGCAGTGCAGTTCGACGACACTGCCGAATCTGTAAAGGAGCGCTTTGATAGCCTGTTAGATCAGGAATATGAGTATCGCGACGGTATCGAACGCTACGAACGTGACAACTATGAACACCCGTCAGTAACACAAGGCCGCGCTTTCGATTCTCTCACCTGCTAACCACTTCACCGATCATGGAAACTCCCGAAATAACAATCGTATCAGAAGACAAGAAATTAGCCGAACTGTCAAAGGCACTATGGGATCTGGTAAATGCATACGACTTCGATTCAGAAGAAGGTAAAGCAAAGTATCAGGCGATCCGGTCGACAGTGTTCATGTCACATTTCCATACTACCGGCAACATGCCGAAGTAATTAAATATTGGTCGGGTGATGGAATCAGACATAGCCAGAAACCCCCAGCTGGAAACAAAGCGGTGCTCTGCGAGGCGAAACTCTGCTTGCCGGAATAGTAAGTCGCAACACGTGCGGGTAGCCAATCCCGCCCCGACCAACCAAATTCTACATTAACTCTAAACATTATACGTCATGTCCGTAGAAGTACTCGAAATACCCGAGGCTGAAAAGCTAGCCCCTATTACAAAGGTGGGATCTGAAATTGTTCGCATGCGTGAAGCATATGCAGGATTGACAATTAAGGACACCAACGACAAAGAGGGCTTTGCGAAAGTAACTGCCGCCCGCAAAGAAGTAAAAGCCCTTCGCGTTCAGGTTGACAAGGAAAGAAAAACACTGATTGATGATGCCGTAAAATGGCAGCGTCAGGTTAACGAAGTAGCCAAGGGAATCACTGGGCAGCTGGTGGAAATTGAAGAGCCTTTGCAGCAGAAGGAGAATGACTTTATTGCCGAGCGCGAGCGGCTGAAACAGGAAGCTGAACGCCAGCGCCAAGAAAAGCTGCGGGCGCGCTGTCTGGTCATTGCCTCCATACCAGACGTGCTATTCGATGGGGTATCCTACATCTTGCAAGATGTTACCATCGACGCAGATGGAATTGAGAACATGTCAGATGATGCATTCCAAACAAAGGTAGAAGCCTTTGAAGCCAAGTATCAAACCATTTTAGAAGCCCGCCAGCAGGCTGAACGAATCGCAAAAGAAGAAGCTGACAGGCTAGAAGCAGCACGCAAAGAGCAGGAAGCCGCAGCCGCCGAATTGAAACGCCAACAAGAGGAACTTGCAGCCGAGCGTAAGAGGCTTGACGATGAAAAAGCAGCCCATGAGGCTGCATTGAAGGCTGAGCAGGAAGAGAAAGAAGCAGAAGCCCGCCGCATTCAGCAGGAAGCCGACGAAAAAGCAGCAGTAGAAAAGCGACAAGCTGAAATTGAAGCCGCGCGTGCAGAAGCAGCTGAGCAGGCCCGAAAAGAGGCTGAGTTGAAGGCAAAGCAGGAAACTGAAGCAAAGGCCGAAGCGGACCGGAGTGCAAAGGAGAAGGAGGCTAAAAAGCTCGCCCGCCGTCCCGACATCGAGAAGTTCACGGACATGACCTCGCAGATCTTGACTGTACTTGAAGCATTCTCCTTCAAAACAGAGGAAGGGAAAGCCGCTCATGCTGACTTCAAGATCGGAATCGATCTGCTGATCAAAACAAGCACCCTGGTTAAAGCCGAATAACCTTCATTTTAAACCATCGCTAGCATGAAAACTGCCTTAACTCTCCTTTGTGTGTTTGCCTCTTTCGGAGCCTTCAAGTTTTTGTCCTCTGTCATTGACAGGATAGGCTTTGCCGGAATAACCGGAATCGGAATACTGTTTTTCTCTGCCTTTTTCATCTACACTGTCAAAAACGCGCAAACGGAAAACCTATGGAACTTCCAGATAAGCCCGCAGGTCAGGGAGCATGTCGGCAATGTTTTCGAGCTGGCGATAGTACTCATCATCTTTTTTGTAGCTGTGGTGATCCTTGTTGCTATTGCGGGTACTGGTCAGCTGACACTAATGGAATCGCTGACGCAAGTGATCAAAAGCTTACCCAGACTGCTCGACGTATAAGCATAACCGCACTCAAGTAATTGAACCAAATCTAATTCTAATTCATAAATCAAATCAATCATGAGTGAACTCGTAAAAACCGAAGAAGTAACAGGTGTAGCCGTATCCCGCCCGATGGGCCAAGTGTTCGACCTGACAGGATCCATTGTCGATCTCCCAATACTGGCAGACGCAACGGAAATGCCGCTCGATTTGATGTCCGATTACTGGACACCCGAAAAGGAAGGAGAATACAAGTATGTATTTTTCGACCGGATTGATGTTTCCCAGGTGCTCACACAGGATGAAACCCCGGTTCTGATTGATCTAGAATGCGCATATTTCCTTGAACAGGATATTAACAAGGAGATCAAGTCAATCCGTAACGGATCTAAAAGGCTTGTGGGCGCACTGCTCGCTCAGAACGTGCAGCGAGGTACCGCTTTGAAGATTACCTACATGGGCAAAAAGAAGAATCGCAGCAATGCATTTAAGTCGGATAGCTGGTCGATCAAGCCTTTGATCATTAACATCTGAACCTGGCAGGGGTAACGCCCTGCCAACTACCTTTTTCGGCTTAAAGCGGCCTTAATAGCGTCAATAATATAGATGAGAATACATAAGGCAATTGACATTATGCCGATTACCATTGCCGAAGTACCTACTAGAAACCAATTTTCGCTGACCTTAATGTCTCCAAAGTCATGTGTATATCCGATTCCTGATACAATACAACCGATCACTATAAGGATCATTGCAGCTATTATCACGAAGGGCTTTTTATCTATTCGTCTCTTCATCAAAAAATTAGTCAAACGTCGGTCGCATGAAGATCGGTAAAAATTTGGTTGGAGCTGCTACTCACGTTCCAACACACCCGCTTATCGTTTTCAAATTATAATCGTATGAACTTCGATCTACTATTTAACGCTCAGGAAGGCCCCGAACTAAATCCAACCTTCACGGATCCGGATGAATACACAGACCTGCAAGACATCGTATCTTTCATCAGTAAGCGAAAGAAGATAACAGATATCCGGCCGCTGCTTCCACAAATGAGCCTTAACGGCCGTGTTCTGGAAGAAGACATGAGCATTTACCTGGATACAAAAGCCTGTTCATCCGGATCGTTAAAAGAAGCGCTCAAATCGCCTTTGCACTACCTGATCACCACGGAAGAAAAGCAGGTACGGCCGGATAAAACGCACTTTGAACTGGGCACGTTCTGTCATACTGCATTTCTGGAACCCGAAAAATTCGACGCACTTGCGCTGGAACCGGAAGGCGCCACCGCTGCCAGTAAGGAAGGAGTTCAAAAGCTGATTGAATTCTGGGAAGACCTCGCAGACAAGAAAGATGAGCTGATCAAAACCGAGGCCTACATTCAGGCCATCGGATCCGGGCTGAACGTCGACAAGATAGACGGGATGCGTTGCTACCTGTCTCATCTGAAACGTATGACCGGTAAAGTATCTGTCGATCGGAAAAGCTATCAGGTTGTCGACCTGATCAAACGCAACTACTACCGGTACGGTGATGGTATCATACCTGAACTACTGAAAGGCTGTGTACCGGAAGTGAGCATTTACGGAACGGACGAAGAGACGGAACTGCCGGTGAAGATCCGCCCCGATGCATTCCAGATCGAGGAAAACATCGGATGCAATGCGATCATCAGCTTCAAGACTACGCATGCCGACAATCTCGGCAAAATGCAGTATGACGCGGCTAAATACATGTACTATATGACCGAAGGCATGTATGCCGAGGTCTTCCAGAACGTTACCGGTCGAAAGGTCGGAGCAGTAATCTGCATCATGCTGCAAACAGTGTTGCCCTACTTGCCAGTCGTGTTTATCTACGATCCGGAAGATCTGGCAAATGGGAAATACCGGTACCGTACCGCTCTGCGAAATGTAAAAGAAGCGTTGGCAAAAGACCTATGGCCAGGCTTCGACTCCTTTGCCGAAAGTGGTGATCGTGGTATTGTCCGGATGTCGCTACCAGAATGGAGTAGGAGAGAAGTGTTACCTCAAATCATTGAATAATAGATGAAAATTCAATTTGAACGACCGATCGCTTTTATCGATCTGGAAACTACCGGTGTGGACCGTGAAAACGATCGCATAGTGGAAATTGCGGTTTGCAAGCTGGATACTGATTCCGGCCAAATTAAAACCGTCTGCCGAAAAGTCAATCCGACTATTCCCATTCCTGTCAGCGCATCCGATGTCCACGGGATTAAAGATGAAGATGTGGCAAACGAGCCGACCTTCAAACAGTTGGCAAAAGGCCTGCTCGACCTGATAAGCGGTTGTGATGTAGCCGGCTTCAACAGCAATAGCTTTGACGTACCGCTGCTTTTTCATGAGTTTGAGCGCGCCGGCCGTTATTGGGACTACAATCAGTTTCTGATGTTTGACGCGGGGAACCTGTTCAAGATTCAGGAGCCGCGCACGCTAACAGCTGCTGTCAAGTTCTACTTGGGCAAGGACCTGGAAGATGCGCATAGTGCCCAGGCTGATATCGAAGCCACGCTCGATGTGTTTTTGGCCATGCTCGAAAAGTATGGAGACAAAGAAGGATTTCCCAAAACGCCGGATGAGCTTGCGCTGTACACAAATTACGGAAACAAGATCGCTGACCTTTCAGGCAAGTTCGTCTACAACAAAGAGGGTGAGCTGCTGCTGAACTTCGGAAAGCACCGCGGCAATCCTGCCAAGGATCATATAGACTTTATAAGTTGGATGGTTAACAAGGCTGACTTCCCAACAGACACGACAGCCATTGCTTCGCAAGTATTGGATGAATACTTCCAGAGATAAGGTCTAGGATTAGAGTATGGTTTAGCAGCACGCCGCCAGACGTACCAATCTGAGCCCCGCGCTTGCGGGTCACTTCTCAAATAACAACTATCATGATCACTGCCACGCGAATCTTTCAAGGAATCATCTGGCTCATTGCTACGCTGACCGCCTTCATAGCTGTCCTGCCATTCCTGGTAATTGGCGGCATTTGGAAGGTATTCAAATCGATTATTAACTCTTAAATTCTACAACTATGGCGACAATGGAATACGTCAATATCAAGCACGTATTGACGCAAGAAGAGCGCAACGACATGGCTTTCACTTTGGCTGAAAAGCAGATCGAAATGAACTCACTAGAAGACGAGAAGAAAAGCGTCACTTCGAGCTACAAAGCCAAGATCGACGCCAAGAAGGCGGAAATCAATGTTCTCTCTGGAAACATCAAAGATGGTTATGTTTTCCACTCCCTGTACTGCGAAAAACGCCGGAATGTGAAGAAAAAGCAGTGGGAGTGGTGGGATACTCAAAATGGCGAAATGATAAAAGTTGAGCCTTTTCAAGGCAAGGATTATCAGATTTCAACTGACGATCAAATTCTTTAACGATCAAATATCAACTCCTATTAACCATGAAATTTCAAAGTACAGGGAAAATCTATCCAATCAAATGGAGCCCAGTTTCACACGATACAAACTTCATCCGGTTCATGTTTGAAAACAGCTTGCAATGGTATGCTTTCAAAGCTCAGAACCGGAAGATTATTCAGCACGAATGGATCACACTTACGCCAGTGGTTGACCGGTACGGATGTCTTTACAATCCGGTCACGCCTGTCGTTTTCTACTTAAACTAACCTACATTATAATCTCTACCATTATGAGAATGGCAAAAGCAAGCCGAGAAGACCTTGATGCTATGTATAAATTTATGCAGATGGCGGAGCTTACCATGGAGCACAGAAGATTTGGTTTTTCGTCACCAGAAGAAGAATGGCTTCATTTAGATGATGAAGACGGAGACAAAGTTAGAATGACGCGAATTCGCAAAGATATAGCAGACGAGTTGGGGTATAACGAAGAAGATGTGGATAGCCGCTTGGTAATCTATGAGTATCTGAAGGAGCTCTACGAGGCTGCGTCCGGTTGGGGCCGGGTTGTTATGGGAATGGACATATTGCTTGAACATGCTTGCGATCCTCAGAAGGATTATCTGGATTACGCACCTGGTCTCCAACAATTCCACGTAGCACCTGAGTCGTAAACATTCAAAACTCTGATGATGGCTCGTAGTCCTCAGCGCTTTCAAATTGTCTAATGTAACTTTCCAAGCGCGACTTAGCTCCCGCTAAGCTATATTCCATCCTTCGAGAAGGAGAGTAAACGCCTATCGCACCTGGCATACGAAAGAGGTGACTTATATACCACGTATAATGCCCATCTCGATTGACCGTAATCCTGGCCCTTACTGTTAGGTCGAATTTTTCAATTCTAAATTCGTACCTCTCTTGGGGATATTCTTTGCTAGCCATAGTGCATTATTTATACGCAAAATAACAAAATCAATATTTACAACATGCCTATTCTCAATTACACTACCAAAATCTCGGCAAATAAAAGCATCGGCGAGATTCAGGAAATCTTGGTCGAGCACGGTGCAAACAAGATCGTTTGCGATTATTCCGAAGACAAAACACCGTCATCAGTAACTTTCGGTCTTTGGATGGGAGATCGAATGACGTACTTTTCCTTACCCGCAAATTACACTGGCGTATTGAAAGCGATGGAAAAGGAGAAGAAGATCCCACGCTCATTCTGCACGAAGGATCAAGCAGTTCGGATAGCATGGCGGATCCTGAAAGACTGGATCGAAGCTCAGTGCGCAATTATTGAAGCCGGGCTGGCCGAGATGCCTGAAATATTCCTGCCTTATGCAGTTACAAAATCGGGGTCCACTCTTTACAAAGAGATCAAGGAAGGGCAACATAAACTCCTTTCATAATGGCCAAAGTGATCACGTTTACCCGAAGGTTTCCAGCATATCATTCAAAGGCTGGAAAAGATACCTTTTTCCCAGAAAAGGTAATTAAAGGACTCGAATTGCTCAAACATCCTATTTTAGAGGTGGATGAACTTGAACTGGATGAAGAGATCTACGAAGATTGTGAACCTAAATTTCATACCGTACGAGCCGGATCTCGTTGGAAGGCGGGCGAGATGGCCAGTTTGCGAGTATGGTCAGGAAAGCCTTACCACACAAAGCAAGTCACATTAGCTCATGATGTCAGGATAGAGAACGTGTGGAATTTCGAGGTAAAAGACCGTCAGGTGTTTATTGCAGGCAATCCGATAAACGCTTATGATGTCCAAGTTGCTGCCGTTTATGATGGGCTTTCATTCTCGGATTTCTTGGAATGGTTCAAATATCCGCATGATTTCAATGGTCAAATCATTTGCTGGAATAAGAGCATCCAATATTAAGACGCCGAAAGCATTGATAGTTCAAAAGAGTACGCTGCGTTCTCAAACTTTCCTAATTTTAAAGAGTTTATGACTTTTTAAAATTTGAAAGCATGATTCCCAAATTTATCATCGATAAACGCAAAGGCATAATGGGATTATTGATTTGGTCATCGATAATCATGCTTGTCGTTGCAGGGTTAGCAATACACGAAGGTAAGTGGTCAGAAGCAGTATCTTGCTTGGGAGTTTTTGCAGCATTGGTGTCTGCAATGTTTGCCTTTGAGGTAATTCATCAGGGCAGTCTCAATCAACTCCCCCAAATTATTGTGAAGATCGACGGCGAGAGTAGGTACAGCCTCTTACAATTGGTTGTTAAAAATATCGGTGGTTCTACTGCATACAGAATTAAACTCTCCTGGATTGAAGAGTATGGGCCAACAAAAAAGCGATATGGAAAGCCACAGTCTATCTTTGGGGGATTTGTGCAGATACACAAAAACCCAGATTTCGATTTTATTGTCTCTCTTCAAAAAGATGAATCACACTTTGTCATTATCGATGGTTACAATGCCTTTTATAAGAAAAATCCTTATCCAACTGACTATATTTTGAGAGTGGAGTTTTTTGATCAATTGGAATCGGGTAACAAGTTTGACTACATCATTCCAATATCAATGGAAGCCGGAAGACTGACGTTGGATCATGCTAAAGAATCGACTAAGGCATATTATAGTCTCACGAAAATCCCAGAAAAGTTAGAAAAAATGACAGATGAATTGCGTAAAATTCAGCAGGTTCTTACTACTACAAAGGGAGACACGCAGAAATAGCTTTCTAGTCGAATTAATCTATAATTTCTAAGTTACCATCTCACCTTATCCATTTAACGCATGTACCAATCTCCCATTTATCGGTATATATGAATGTCACGACATAAGCTGCTCCGTTTAGGCCTTGCAGATAGCATGGCCCAAGGCACTGTCTTCTTTCGGGGCTAAGTTGATTTAAATAGTCAAGTGCTCCTGCAAGCAAAAAACGTTGAATCTCAGTGTTTTCCATTGTTGATGATATTTTTGGTATCTTAAAGAAGATTTCAAAAGTATCATAATGCATAATCTATGTCAACATGAAAAAAGGCCGATTTCGGAAAATCGACCTTTAGGCTAAATGGAGCAGGAAAGATTTAGAAATTTTTTTTAGATCGGTATCATGTAACTTCGAGTCATAGAAAACTCCCTGATGACAACAAAAGAACTGATTGACTACTTCGCAGAGAAAGAGCTACCCGTAGGACCGATAAAATTCAACAAATACACCACTGTTGAGAATCCTGCCAAATTTGTCGCCTCGGAGTTAAACATATTGACGGTTAGGCCCGACTATAAGGGGGCAGATAGCTTCCGACTTCGACTTATTGAATTCAAGGAGTGGTTAGAAAATGGATGCCCAACGTTCTAATAAACTTGAAGTGTCAAAATCCTTCCCACTGAAAATGCATGCCGTCAACTGATGTCTTTGACCAATCCGCTCCGCAAATCCATCCATTCTGCCGCCAAGCTTGTAAAAACTCTTTGGACCAGGTGACTTTCCCTCGGAAGGGATTCCAGTTCGCATTCAGATCAACAGCAATACCCCATGCATGCGTGGAAATACCAGAACTGCCGCGTTTGGGGCGAATGTTAAAACATCCGTCCCAAGTCTTAATCTCAGTGTGAAGCCCGTTAGCAATTAGCTCTTTGAGTGTATCTTCTAGCGGAACAATTGCATAGTAATTCAGGTAAATCTTCTTCGGAAGCATTGGGATTGCCTCCGTGATCTCTTTTGGAACCTCCCAAAAAACCATCCATTTACGTTCAAATGCCAGCTTATTATCGTAGGGATTGCCGAATTTGGCGATGAGTTGAGCCTGGCTTTTCATTGTACCGGTGTTTTGGCTTCTTCCTCCGCCTTTACAAATGAGAGTAGGTCCTTATAATCGCCAGTCTGACGGAACTTCCGGAATGGAGCGCTAAACCATTTCGGCAACAGATTTGGAAGAATTTGATCAACCAGGTCACAGGACTTGATGAAGTAGTAAGTGAACATTACACCGTACCCGGCAAATATGAAGTAGAGCGCAACGCCCGGGACTGGATTAGCGCCAGGCACCTGGGAGGTAACGATCTTGAAAACCACTGATAGGATGATTGAGGCAATATAGCCCAGCAGCACGACGGAAACCATCACGACAAACTGTTCAATGGTTTTCTTGACAAAGATCTCCGCTTTGGCTTCACCTGACTTGTAATGCTTCACAAGTCCTAAAAACGTCATCAGGGCAAACCCGATCGTAACAGCAGCAATTAAATCGATAGTCAGATCCTTCCTGTAATTAAAGACCTGTATAAATCCCACAGTCGAAGAAGAGAGCAAAAGGAATGCGGGATTTGTGACCATTCCTTTAATTGTCAAACCGATAGAGGCGAGCATTGACGTGAGATTAAAATGTTCAAAAAGTTTCATTTGTTTGAAGATTAATGGACTGAAAGCCCGGTTAAAAATCCAGTCGGGAAACCGGCGCCGAATCCATGTTTGAACCCTTTCCAATATCCCTTTCTGGTCTTCTTCCTTTCTTCACTGATAGTGGCTTCAAAGCTTTGTTTTTGCAATGCAGTTTGCAGCTCGGACATGCGCAAAGCGTTTCGGAGGTCGTCGATTTCTTTTCCCCTCGATTCATAAGCGGTTTTGAGATGAAAGAATGTAGGTTTTAGTAGCTCGTAACGGTACGCACTATCGAGGAGCGCGTTTGCGTACGCTGTCTGCTTCTGCTTTTCTGATAGCTGCGTTCCAGATTCTTGCGCCCAGGCTGTCACGGCCAACAGAATCAGGATAGAGGTAGCGGTTATAATCTTGCTCATACTGTTGTGTGTGTTTGGAGGAAATTGCCGAATCCTGCTGGGCGAGTTTCTTGTAGTACGCCAGGCTGTCGGCTGGCTTCCAGGTTGTAGTCACGATCGGCTTGTGGGCGCACGATCTTGTAAGCCAAATAGCTGTAAGGATCAAGACTACCACTGCGAACACGGCAGTTAGTTTGTGAACATTGATCTTCATATCTTCTTGATGATCGTTTGTCTGCCGTAGACCCTGCCGAGATTGTAATCAGTTCCAGCGTACCTGATAATTACGTTATCCTCGTAGTCTCTCGGACTTAAATAGCCGTTATAATAGACTAGTGCCACACCACCCTTTCCCTCACAGACCAGAACAATCGCCTTTTTCTGATCCATCGCGTCCCGGAAAAAGAAGAAATTGCGGTTGATCGGGCCGAACCCGTTCAGGTTGAAGCCGGCTGATCCGGGCTTAACAAAAAACTCCCCTAAGCTGGATTTGTAGGATACAGCCGAAATCCTTTCCAGCCTGTCCCTGATATCGTAAACAACCTGAGCTCCTGCTGCGGCCGCGTCAAGAGGCGGCGCAAAAAGCGTGTGCGTTAACCCTAGATAACTCTCCTCCGGTGCTCCATCTTGACCGCTGTTGAATGGCCTGAAATCCTGCTCACCGTTCTTTCTCCAACCGACATATTTATCACTCCACCAGTGCAATTTTGATTCATCCTGACCAAAGGCGGATCCAGGAGCGTCCCAAAGTTGGATTCCTCCTGTGAGCAGCATACTCCACAATGAAGTAGTATACATTTCATCCCACGGAGCAGGAGGTTGACTGTTAAATTTTGTCAGAATCTCTCCGCCTGGAAATGGTATAATTTCCCCGGTTCTTGCTTGCTCAATCCCGGTTTTTTGACCTTTATTATTTGCAACAAAGCTCTCTATCTTGACCGTCGTGAATGTACTTACCTTCCTCTCACGATCGACCCCCTGCCAAGTTTTTGTACCCAACTTGGTTTTCTCATTGGCATAAATCAACTCGTAGGGTAGGTAATAAACCCGGTTCCAGAAATAGTACTTGTTATTGAGATTCCGGACTCCGATATGATCTCTTGTGTAGAATTGATGATCATTATCACTGAAACCAAAATCTCCATTGCTCAGAGCTCCAAAACCCTTGTGCAAATGAGTTGTTAGACTTTTCTCGAAAGTAGGTCGGTCGTAAAAAAGAAGGTATTCATTAAAATAGCCGTGGTAGTTTTCGCCTCCGTAGTCGCCGAACAACCCGGTATAAAGTGGATTGTCCGTTAAACCAAGTTCTTTGTATAGCTCAAAAGCTGCTTTGTACGTCTGCTGAACACGACCGTATTCATCAGGATCCTTCCCCTGAGAATTTTCTCCCAACTCAGAGGTGATAACAGATCTGATACTGGGCCCCATTCTTTCGGCGAAATGCCTGCCTAAGCTTTTCAGATAATCGTCAGACTGAAAACCTTCGTGACCCGACTTGATTGTATGCCACGTATCAGGCTGTCGTGCTTCATTACCCAGATCAATGTAGGGCTGCATCCCTACGCGCTGGTAGGTAACCTGAGAGTCCCCTCGGTTAATGTACCCTGTTGAAAAAGTCCGGTTGTACGGTGCCCAATCCATTGCAGGAAGAACATTCGGAGCGTTCAAAGCTCTTGACACGCGCAACCAATCAGGCGTAGATCCGTTACCCTCTTTCTTGTCCGAAAATATTGAGATAAAGATCTCAGACATTTCGCCGGTTTCAATATTTACGCCGGGATTGCCGTCAGGTTTAGGCCATCCATCAAAACCAGTTCTAAAAGCACTCTGAGAGGGGATTTTGTCTGCATCAACGACAAACTGCCGGATTGTATATATTCCGTCCGGCAGATAAACATTCTGAAAACCTCTGTATTCTCCTGTCGGTGTTTCATCAATCGCGTAACCGATAGCATAAAACACGTTGCGACCGTCAACAGTGTGGATTTTCCCGCTCGTGTTAAGCCCTTTTGTCCCATCCGAGATAGTCCCGTCCTCATTGAATGTTAGAGCGAGTCTTCCGGTTTTATTGAATGTGAAATTTCTTCCGTTTTTGCGCTCAGTGTATGCACCAAGGACTTTGCTCTTTCCAGTAACAGGAGCGGGGGGAATTACTACACCACCACCAACGTCACTCTTGATTTTAAAATCTCGCCTGTCATCATCACTCTTGCAGGAATAACCACGAATAACCAGCGTGTAACCTGCTAAGTTTGCAGACCCGGTTTGACTCGGATAGCCGATAGAAACAATAGAACTTTTGGGAGCGATCAATCCGGATGATATCTGAGCACCGCCAATTTTCCAGACCTCAAATTGCAATGTGTCGACACCCTGACCGTCGAATTGTAGGGTAGCGGAGCTCATTGTAATGTCACGAATATCCCATACGTCCGGCCCTTTCTGGCAGTCCGGTTTCTTGACGGGCGGCTTTACCACACCACCAGATACTTTAAATATGCTATCAGTCTGGGACTTCGTGTAATAATTGGAAAGGTCGACCTGAATAGTTCCAGTGACCTTGTTTTGAGCAAAAGCTGTCAGTTGTAGTAAACTGAACAGCAACATAAAAAAATGTCTCATTGTGTGTGCGAAGTAATAAAGGGGCGAACGACATTGCGCCGCCCCTTTATTATGTGATTAGATCAGTTTCGCGGCGAAGATGCCGGAAACTCCATGAAGTACGTTGGTTACATCCTCAGTGAACCATCCATTAGGACGGATGTAAAGACCAGCAGGAAGAGCTACGGTAGCAGTTGTTACCGCGAAGTCATTGGCATCGCGCTTGCGAGTCACACGAACATCCACATCGCGAATAAAGGAAGTCGCAACATTTTGCAAGATTGTCTCATCTTCCGGAAGGTTCAGGAACATGATCTTGCCCTTCGCGTCGGCGGTGTCATCGCTATTTGTAGGATCTCCAAATTTTTCCGGGAAGTCAGCATAGCAGAATGTTTCCGCAGCAGCTGCTCCTGAATCGATCAGAAGGATCCGCCCAGCACCATAAATCGTATCGATCAGCTCATCATAGTAGAAATCCACCGGCGTTCGTCCGAACATGGTAGACCAATCATAGCCAGCGTCGTTGATCGCCAGTACTCCTTCACGACGCATCGCACGTAGCGCGAGCGTTCCACCGATCATGATCAACCTGCCTGTAATCTTATTGGCGATTTTGGTTTCGTTGATAAAATCCCAAAATTCAGCCTTCAATGTTCTGTCAGCATTGAACGTCGGCACGTCGATCAATGGCGCCGCAGCTGTCGGCGTATTGGCCGTTGGGTAAGCTGCATTTTTGCCGATACGCGCGATCAGAGAAGTCAACACATACGTTGCAAAAGGATTCGCCACACCGGAATCGAAATCTTGGATAATTTGTAGAGCAAGACGATCCACAAACACTTTGTATTTAGGATCCAGCGTGTCCGACATTTTGCCCGCCACGTAGTTGTTCATGTACTCCAAAGCTTTCGGCTCGAACAACTCACGGGCCAGTGAACGGTTGACCTTGATCTCTTTGTAGAAATCATAGACCACGTCGACAGTCAATGGATCAGAGAAGTCCTCGCCGTTCAAATCCCGTGTTCTTTCGTCATAGCCGGACACTACCCTGGCCGGGTAAGTGTTCACCTGAACTTTGGGTACCAGAATGTCGCGCCCTGGCGTAGATCCCCAGATAACCGAGGTACTATCGGTTGGACCGTACGGGCTGATCTGAGTTCTTACCTCCTGAACGGCGGGAGAAAGCATAGCCTGAGCAGCGCCGTAGCGATTAAACTTCAAGCCGTTATTCGCAGTATGCATTAGAGCCGCTTGCACGGTTCTGGCAATACCAAGGTTTACATTATTTGGCATTTCAAAAAGTCGTTTAGAATTTACGATTCGCTTACTGCCGGGCGCAATAAGCTAGTTTTAGTGACCTTTGGAGCATTACCATCTGTTTCTATGGTTGTCTTCGGAGGGGTCGGCCCGGCGTTTTGTCTGAACTTGTTTTCAGACAACGCTTCGTCAAACAGTTCGTCAAGCGTCACAGCCTTGGCGCCTTTCATGTAAGGGGTTCCGGTATCCTTGGTGACAACATCCAACTTGTCGGGATTAATTTTGAGCCCTTTGCCCTCAATGTGCGCCAATACTTTCGGCAAAACGAGCATCGACAATGCATCTTGGTTGGCGTATGCTTCAACAATGTCCTTTCTCCCTTGCAGCTTGGTGAGCATTGAGGAATTAAAGATTTTGCCTTCGTATTCGCCTTTCTGCTTTTCAAGCGCGGCTGCTGTTTCCACCTCGGCGGTTTGCAGCTTTGTTTGAAGAGCGGTGATCTCAGTTCTTAGCTTATCCAAGTCGCCGGATCCTCCTGCCGCAGCAGTTTTAGCCGCTTCGATCTTGGCAGCAATTTGAGCTTTGATCTTTTCAAGCTTTTGCGGACCTTTCTCTTTGGCGATGGTTTTTATATCGTCACCCAAGATGTCAGCCCACGCGGCAAGTCCATCATCGAACTTGTCCAGATTTCCAGCTTTTTTCGAGAGGTTCGCAAACTCACTCGTTGCCTGGTTTGCCACCGTATCAAAGAAACTTTGAACGGTTGCAGATACTTCTTCCTGTGGCAATTCAGCCAAAACGGCTTTTTGCTCATCGGATAGTTTCACACCGGCCGCAGCCAGAAGTGAGGTAAGATTGTCAGCTAATTTTGCCATGTGTGTTGTAGGTCGCAACCTATTTTATAGTGTTTGCCCGCAGGCGAATGAGATACTTTTATTAAAATTGAATCACCTTGCCGTCCTCGACATATCCGATCAGCTTTGCGCCTCTCAGGGTTGAATATGCCGGATTTCCTTTGTCGTCTTTTTTGAGACCTTGCCAGAAAGCATATTTCACGTGCTGGACGATCTTCTCTTTTTTGACTGAGCTTTCTCCATCTTCTTCGACGTGAACCGGATTTTTAAATTCGATCACCACATCATCGGATGATTTCAAATCAGCCGGGGTTTTCTTTTTTGCCGTCTTCGCTTTTTCCACAGCGGCTTTCTCGGCTGCTTCCTTTTCGGCCTTTGCTTTATCAGCGGCTTCTTTGTCAGCCTTTGCTTTGTCGGCCTTCGCTTTCTCCGCAGCTTCTTTTTCAGCGGCATCCTTGTCCGCTAATGCCTTTTCAGCAGCTTCCTGGTCGGCTTTTGCTTTATCCGCAGCGGCTTTGTCGGCTGCATTTTTTTCTTCCTGAGTCATAGCTCGTGGTATTTGATTGGAAAACTGATTTTATTTTTACTAGGTTGAAGTACAGTCGACTACTCTTTGACTGTGTAAATCCTTAAACTGGATCCGGTGGCCGTGTAAGCGATGGTAGGGATCGGCTTGTATCTCCCTGTTTTAGGCGATCGCAATGCTTTAAAGGCGACAACTTTCCCGGCCGGTATGCTAACAGTTTGCCCGCCGACCAAGATGGATGCCGCTGCCGACGCATGATCATTGGAAAGCTCAACGTAGCTGTAAGTGCTGGCCGCGAGTGTCCCGGTTGTCGTGCTGGTGATGATAGCCTGATCTGTTACCGCATCCGAGCCAGAAATGAAAGCTGTGATCACACCTGAAACGGTAGTGCCGTAAGCAGTTGAATCCGCTCTGCGTACCTGGTTGGGTGTAAGCGTCATCCCGAATCCGGCAAATGTGAATCCGATCTTGCTACCCTTCTGAACAACTTTCAGATCCTTGGCAGGTGACAACCGGTGAAGACCGCCGGATGCAGAGTCGACGCGCACCTGGTCGGCCGAAGTGTAGTAAATGCGCCAGTTCTGGGCACTCGCTGAAAGGCTAATGAACATAGCCAGGGACATAGTTAAGGCAATTAACTTTTTCATTTATAAACTGGTTTAATTGTTACTTCTCAATCGCTCGTAGAGCTGTTTTGTGATCGGACGGAGTACATCAATGCAGTTGTACCCGCCACATAGCCAGAAGACTGATTCCTTCGTTGTTCCGGGAATCTTTCCCTGCCAGTCCTCCTTTACCCACTCTTCCACCTCTTCTTTGGTGAAAGCTTTCCCTTTGCGTTTCAGGCAAAACCCTCGGCTATGCTGAACTGCCACGCCGTCATAATAGTAGTGTGCAAGGTCGAGCGCTGTTCCGATGGATCCTGAATAGTTTCGGTGAAACATCCATAGGCTTTGCTTCGCCTGGTTATACACATAATTTGCCGGTAGCTCGCTTGTGTGTACGATTTCTTTCAATTCTCTTCTCAGGTCCGGCAAGCTTTGCCCGCGCATTACTGCATTTTCCAATGCCTGTGAAACCGGCTCAATGAATGCTGTTTCAGGGATGACATCCATAAGCTGCGTTCTGACTCTTTCCAGAGCTTCCCGTCCGGCTTGTTGAAAAAAGGAAGAGTGTTTGCTCATTCCGTACGGCTCGTAGTAGCTTTCGATAGCAATGGTGACAGCTTTCATTTCATCCATCAAGCCTGAAACCGCTACATCGTACCCAGCCTGGGAAAGCATGGTCCGAAAGAACAGGCGGTACCTGGTCACAGTCTGCCAATCCTTCATTCTAGATTCCGGCCGCATTTCCAGCTCATCCATGATCTCGATGATCGCGTCCATAAATGATCCGGCAACCTTCTTGATGCCGGCAAAAAACGACGCGAGCGACTTTTCTTGCTTTACCTCTGCCTGTTCTAGGAATTCGAGCTCTTCCATTATTCGTTCATCTGGTTAATGTCCTTGGCGTTAACCAGCGGCGCGAGTGTGCTCATTTCGATTGGCTGACCAGCAGGTTTGACAGAGAAGTACTTTTTATTCTCCTTGATCATCAACTCGTATTGCTTATCAACCGGAAGCTTAAAAAAGTCATCGTTACCAAGAACCACATCACGAAGCACAGTCTCAAAGTTGATGGAGAATTGGAGCTGCTCAATTGTCTTACTGAACTCATCACTGGTCCTATCCATAGTCAGATAAGCCTGCGAAAGCAGGAAAGACTTGGTTTCATCATTCTTGTTTCGGTGCGGATCCAGACGCATTTTCACCCGGAAAGCCTTGTACTCGTTCGAGTCCTTGCCAGTGGTCTGATCCAGGTACTTCATTTGCAATGCGTCCTTCAATTCTTCGGAATAGTTGTTAGTCATAGCGTCGTTCAACTCCTCCCGAGTCATGTCGATGCTGCTGATATCAAACCTTTTAGGGCTAACAATGTTGGGTACCTGTTCGCCTTGCTTTCCAATGGGCCCGTACCGAATTGCATCAGTGGCTGAATAGATTGGGTGCAGGAGCCTCTCGACAATATGCCGCGAAGTATCCATGATCATCTTCTCGCCTTCATCACGGTCATAGCGCTTCGATGTGCCGGATGTTGACATGAAAATCTGATCAGCAATATGGCCTAGACCAATTGCCTGATAAGCTTCGATCATGTTCCGCTTATACTCTTCCCTGAACTCTTTGATTGCATTTGGAGATCGCTCGATCATCCCGGCAGGCGGCGTTGGCAACGTTACGGGTTTGGTATCATCGTCAAAGCTGCTTTGCACGGGTGGAGAAATCAGGATCTTTTCCAGATTGGAATCAAAAATCTCATAGCCAGCGCCGCCACACTTGGTACACTTGGAAGTGGTTTCCCGTTTTCTGCCTGCTTTGGTTTCAGAAAAGCTCTTGATGTGCCCACTACCTGAGCAGCTGTTACATTTGTTGGTAACATACTGCCATTCCAGTGATCCGGTATGAAGAAGCGCTTCAATGTCGATGTCGGACGCTCGCTGCAAAACAGATTTCAATGCAGGGATTGCATCAGAAACATAGCTCTCGAAAAGCTTGAAAACTCCATCCTCAGATGTCTGTCTGATCAATGAGCCAACCTTGAAAACAGGCATAGACCGGAAATAATGGAGCGGGAAGTTTTCGGCATATCCGGTGAACTGACCGGTTTCGTCTTGCATCGCCTGCAAGCCCATCACGTCCCATTCAGTCTTTCCACCGGAAACGGAAACCTGCTGAGCAATGCAATAGCTTTCGCGGTCAAAGAAATACAAGACCAGGCCTTTGTTTTCGAGCTTTCCATTAACACGAACATTGCTTTTCTTTTGAGCGCAGATCACCGCCTTTTCACCTTCCCCGTAGTACCACACCTGTTTTGAGAGCGCCCATATTGGAGTTACTTCTCGGAAACTTGTAGGATCTTCCGGTATTGTAGGCAGCAAAACCGCGCAGGCGTTCGGATCATCAACGAAATGTTGAATACCCTGCTCCCAGAACCATTGTTCAAGTGACTTCCATGCCCCGAAGTTTTCAGAGGTGTAATAACTCAGAGTATCCTCGAAAGGCATGGAAGTGTCGACTGACGGAAATTCGATCGTGAAATCATCTGCATTCCGGATTGCCGAAATCGTCCTGATCAGCCTTCTGCGGAAAGGCTTGGTAATTGCTTTGTAGATCGCAGCCCTGAATTTGGAGTGGCTCTTTTTCTCCTTTTCTTTCGGCCTTTCAACCTTCAAAAAGTCCGGGAAGTCATCGCCGAATACACTTTCAACAAGTTTTTGGTGCGCCACCGACTGGTCATAGTATTTATGCAGATGCTTCTTATCCGGAAGCTCTGTATCATACTTGATCAGATACGGTGCGATATCTCGTTGAAAATCCAACATTTCAGTGCGTGTATAATTCGTGTGAAGCTATCGCTCAGTCTCCGAAATCGTCGCCGAAATCATCTCCGAACGATAGCTGTATTAGTTTACCAGTACTTCAACAAAGAGTTCACCTTTCACACCCGTTGCGTTTACGCAGAATATCTTATAGATATACTTGCCAGCCGCAAGGGTATTCGGTAGTGTTAATGTTGCAGTACCAGAGTTGAATGAACCTTTCCCAGCAGCTGGCAAAGCAGATCCATCGACTTGGGTGCAATACCAGTCCACACAAGCATTAGCCGGATTAGTTGCAAAAGTCAAAGTGCCGGATTCGGCAATCAACTTTGTGTACTTTTTGCGACCAAGTGTCGAGCATGTGGCAACAACGATATCCTCGGTGGCCACCGGCTCGGCCATCACAAATTTTACGTCGTTTTTCAATGAAGCTTGAACGATCCCCAATTCAACAGGGAGGAAGCCCTGAAACGATTTGTACATAGAAGTAAACCCGCCTGTGATCTTCGCATCTTTATTACCTTTCGCATTGGAGATGGCAGAATAAGCGATTCCGTGATCATCGTAGTACGCCGCTTCGACACTGTTGTTGGTAAACATGAAGAAGTCAAACTCTCGGTTTGCCATCAGCATATTTAAAAACTTACGTGCGCTGTAAGCATGGTTCAACCTCCAAACGACAGTTCCCAGCAATGTATCAGTCAGGCGAGGGCCGGCAATATGCCCAAAAGCTTCCGCCTCAGCAGTGATAGCAGGGTCAGCTTCCTGCCCAATAATGTCAGAGCTTCCGAAGAAATACGCCTGATCAGTCAAACAAAGCTCCTTGATGATGGTAACAATGTTTCCAGCCGTGACTATTTCGGCCTCATAAGTGCCGCCGAGTCTCAATCCAACAGAAGCGTCCACCATACCGAGCGCGATGTACGCCCCCAGGGTTTGATCTGCCTCGCTGTTATAGTTGTGAAGTGGTTGCAAATCAACCCCCTTCGATGTTAAAAAATAACCTAGCATGTGCTTTAAGGTTTAAAGTTGAAACTGTACTATTTTTTGAGCACTTCCGCTCGGAATCTATATTCATTCGGGAGTGCTCCCGACAGTTGGATGCTTATCATTCCATCTATGACCTTGAAAACGCCAGGGCCGAGTTTCCGATCGTTCATGAACATTTTTATCCAGCCGTTAAACTCTGGAATGGTCACATGAACCAGCGGTCCTGTTTTGTCGATCTCGATCTTAATGACTGGTTTTTTCGCTCTCTTTGCCATTAGAAGTTTACAAGTTTGATTTGACGGGCAATTTCTTCGGTCGGGTTGGATGCATTCCGAGCTCTGATCGTATGCTCACCTGCCGCAATTAGTCTGATGTTGCTTCGGAATGCCAAGCCGCCGGATTGCCACACACCTCCTTCCCAGTCGAATACACCGTCGATTTGAAACTCGCAGGGCACACTACTGTGAGCGACAAGCATGATAGCTCTTTGGCCGGGCGACCCCGCATAGCCAAAATCAACACTCGCAAAAAGGTCGGTCACATTTGGCCCGAAGCTTACAGTTGCCGCAGGCATAACCAAATCATAGGTGACCTGTATTGCGTCTGCTTCGATTTGGTTCACACCCCAAACCTTTACGGAGTAGGATCCATTCTGCGAATAGATTTTGCTAGTTGCCGAGCCGGGGGCATCTGAATCGAATTTAAGGCGGTAGCCTCCAATAGCATTCTCGATGTTCTCAATCAGGACTTGGACTGTTCCTGCCATGCTCTCAACTTGCCTCACTAAAAAGGTGATCGGAACATTAAGTACTCGATCGATCGCATCCATGTCACGGGAAATATTCCTGCAGTTCGATGGATCATATACGTCAGCCAGATGTGCTCCGCCATTTGAAAGATAAACATCATAGGGTTGCCCGTCTACCGTTTCGGGTGTTTTCCAGCCGGTATGCTCCTTATCTGAGTCAGTGACTATTATTGAACCATATGTATCTTTCCCGAATTCGCCCAGATATGCAATTATGCGCTGGCCAGTGTAAAGGATCGGCGAAACGGTAACATCCGCACTGCCTTCGTCAATCACTGCTGTACCGAGCAGCTCTTTGCTCTCATCGTCATATATGAGCACATCAGTTCCGTCAGCAACATCCGCAACCACAGTTACCGATACGCTTTCTGAATAAAATCCGGATGTGATGATCGCTAGTGCCACTATCTTAATGATTGGATTACACCAAAATAAATATTAGCCATTTGCTTAAAGCCATCAGAGGCATGCACTGGATCACTGGTATAATCAACTCTCTTTGACCCACTGTAACCGTCAAATGGCAATTCGTCTTCGACAGGAAATCCATAAACTCTATCAGTTGTCGAGTGATAATCGGCAATCAAAATTCCTTCTGCTTCCCTGCCGCCGTAATCAGCAATTAACGCTTTGGCGAGAAGCCAATAGCCAATCTTTCTGCGCTCTGTTTCGTAAACACCTTGTCCTCCCTGACGCCCTGAACTAGGCGGAATACCAACAATAAATTTCCCAGCAGGATTGTCAGCTTTAAATGAAGTTATCACATCATCCATCCTGCTCTTAAATGTCGAATAAGTAGCTGCGAAGGTTGACGCTCTTGTACTAGAAAAGTCGTTGGTCCCGAGCAGGATGTGAACGATGTCCACCTGTGGTGTACCATACAAAGTACGATATTTAGCAAAATTGAATGTGAACGTCAGACCCGTTACCGCTTCCCAACTGGCTCCATTCCATCGCTTGTATGCTGATTCTGCATTAACATACATCACGTCGTTAACGGCTGGTGAGTTTAACAAACCCGTGGATGCATTATATAATGCCAAAATTCCAGGCTGAATATTGCCCCAGTCGTAGTTAATTGGAAACTCTCCGATCAACGGGCCCGCCTTAGCACTTTTCCAATAGTCAGTATTTCCATAATACTTATAGGGATCCTGGGGTTGGCGAAACGGTGAGAATAAATCTGTTCTGGTGGTGTGATAGTCGCTCATCAGCCATCCGCCACGCCCCTCACAATTCACTTGAATTGTAGCCCCATTTGAAGCAGAACGACGCATTCCATAGAATGCTAAACCCGATGCGGCCGCACTTGAAGAAGCTGCGTCAACGAAGGTCGAACGTAGGGTGTAAGAATCCCCTATGTTGATAATTGTTTTGGCAGTATTGAGTGTTTGATCTACGGGCTGCACCGTAAAATTCACGGTTTTAGCAACTTCGTAATCCTTGTCGTAAATCCGGATTGTCCCTGGTAATGCTGTCAGCGGAGCGGTGGTTGACGTCTGCTGAAATTTCATACCCCTATCACGGATTTTCATACCGGCCGGCTCGCCGTTCAGTTCAATCCTAGTTTTTCCTTTCCCCTCTAATTCAAAATATTGGTGTACGTTTTCATTGTAGACGATCAATTCTTTCTGACGCGGCAAATAGATAATGGGCGCGATTACAGGAGTAGATAAAGATGTTGATGCGTTAACCGGCAAAGAGTTCTTCGCGAAAACCTTTACACCGGCTATTTGATCCAAAACGTAACCGAATGGCTGATAATCTGTTGCTGTTGCCGATATCTCAATTTGCAATTTCTCCCAATTTGTCGTGGCACTGTTCACCGAAACCCGTATATACTCAGTTAATGCCGGGGTGACGCGAGGCCATGCCGTACCAGGACCGGTGCCTCCAATAAATCCTTTACTTGAATTGTAGTAGATCAGTCTCGCGCCGCCGAAAGTGGGAGAAGAAACATAGATATTTACCCCAGGCGAGACTTTAATGAAATGCGTGGTTTTGTATCCTGTAAGCGATGAAAATAAGCCTGTCGATTCGCTTATGAACCGATCAGAAAGGTTGGTCGTATCCGCTATATTGAAAAGATTCCGAGTTTGCGAATATGATAATTGCTTTGCCGACGCACGTAAAGACGAATCCAGAGATGTGGTCGATGCGGACACAAGTGCATAGTCGGCTCGTTTGGCACTTATAGGGATGTTTGAAACCTTATCAATTTTGTACCCAAACGGCTCATAAGATGTTGCCGACGCTCCGATTTCAACTTGCATGTTCGCCCAGGATGTTGTGGCGCCATCAACCGAAAGACGAATATATTCTGTATTTCCCGGGGTCGTTCTGGTCAATTGGGTACCCGCAACCCCGCTGATAAAATCCTTATTTACATCATAGTATATTACCCTAAGGCTACCGGTCTGTGTTGAAGACATGGTTATTGTAACTCCAGCTCCTACCTTAATAAAGTGGGTGGTGCGGTAACCTGAGAGCGTGGATATTGCACCCGTGGTGTTATTAATGAACCGATCAGAAAGGTTGGTCGTATCCGCTATATTGAAAAGATTCTTACCCTTCAAATAGGACATCTGATCAACGGTAGCCCTCGCTGCCGGAGACAGATTATTTGCCGTTTCAGAAACAGTTGCCGATAACGAAGCATTTGCGATGATGGGGATGCCTGTACTTGATGTCAGTACCTTCCGATAAGGTTCATAGGCGGTGGCAACTGCGCCACTCTCGACTTGGAGAGTACTTGGCGGAACCTCGGTTGCGTTGACAGACACCCTCAAAAATGTTGCCCCAACTGGTGCAGTCCTCGAAACAGGGCCTATCTGGCCGGAAATATACGTGTTTGCACTCGCGCTTGTGTACCAAATGTACCTTGCTGTCTTTGACGTCCCTGCTGACGATACTTTATATTCTTGCCCAGCGGTAACGGGAATAAAGTGGGAAGTATGGTGGCTGGAGCTATTCACCTCCGCGCCAGTCGATTCATTAATGTACTTGTTGGGTATATTGCCAGGATCAGCGACATTGAACCGGTTTTTGCCCGTCTGGAACATGTCTGTTTTGTCAGCTGTGACCGCGGACGATTGTATTTGAGACCGGCCTATTACATCAGTCCCAATAGCAAAGGGAATCCGATCCCATTTCGTTCCTGCACTAATGATCCGGTCCTGAATATTCCAGGTTTCAGACACGCCGGTGACCGAGTTGACGCCCGCGACAACTACATCGTAGTACTTCCCTTTTGCGTCGGATGGAGCAGCTACGAGTGTTTTGGTAATGCCGGTTTCCGAAATGGTCGCTATCCCAGTCGTCGCATTATATACGCCGAGCCTGTCGGCTAACGAAATAGTCTTATAAATTTCATCTATCGCATCAGCGGACGCCCCAAGAACTGACCGTAGCTTTGCCGCCGTAATTGATTTACTATTATTCGAAGGAAGATCTTGATTGATCCTTTGCCTCAAAATACTGGTTTTGGATTGGGCTAGAACGGAGCTAGATAGTAGTATCAGAACTAAAATCATCTGAAAACTCACCGAAAGCTGGCTTTTCAATTGCTTCGCAGTCATAAATTAATGTGTGTTGTTGAGAGGATTCGCACTTATAAGTAATTTCCGGAGCAGTAGAGCAGGCGCTGGAAAGACCAACCTGGATAATCCAGCTTTCACCGGTTTGCAGTTTCAGGTAATTGGACAGTCTGATCCGCTGACCTTTCGGAAGAAATGCAGTTAGATAATGAGATCCGGCATGATAAATGGTAAGGTTTACGTAGTCAAATGTTTCAGCTATCAGCTGGTAAGAAGCAGTGTTGAGAAGCTGCCATTCTTCTATTTCCCTTACAATTTCAGAACTGCGAAGCCAGAGCTGCAACCTACCTCTAAGCCCTTCACCTATAACTTTGCAAAAACCCCCGTAAATGCCTGATTGATAATAGTTTGATCTATACCGAGAAAAGTTGTTTTTCTCTTTACTTAGTTCGGTGATATCGCAGCTGGCTTGACGTAGATCACTACCACTGATCAGCATATTTTCGGAGTATTCGCCAGCATTGTAATAAGCCTTTTCTCCAACGCGCAGGTGGTCGTGTTTTAAGAATGTGGCGAGCGTAACGTGCAGTGGCAGATGTGCAGCGGTAGTAACAAGACGGCTTACATATTCAATCTTAGTGGTAGTCCTTCGATAGCCGCCCATAAATTTCACCACCCGCTCTTCCTCAGTTTGCTGTTTTGGAGAATTGACATACACGGGGAGCCTTAAACGTTGTGTTAAACCGTTTTCGTAATATTCAAACCCGAAAGCGTCACCATAGTCTGCAACCTCGATTATCTCGCCAATTGCTTCGCTTTTTAGACGTATGAAATTTCCGAGCGCGATCAAGGCTGGTTCTTCGCTTCGCTCGTCTACAATGCCCAACTGGTAAGTACCTGGCTCGATGTCACATGTAAACTCAACATCGACAATTATCTGTGAAGATCGGGCCAGCTTTGGACCCTCCGTAATGGTGACATCGGCAATATTATTTTCATTGTGCAAGTATCCTTTTGTGGCGAATGCAGTCGGCGTTTCAGTCGGAGCCGTTTCGACAGTGAATGATATCGAATCATAACCCAGCGCAGCGGCAACAGTTAGATCATTATCGCCGTCCTGTGCGACATACACCTGGTCAAGCACATTGAAGACATTACCTGCCTTGACATCCGGTCCGATAATTATTTGCCAGCGCTTTACGGTATAGGACGCAATAGGTTCAAGGTTCGTCAGTGTTAGATTTGGGCTGTTCGAGTTCTGAATTCTTTGGCTGCCTGGCAAGTAACTCGCGGTCGGAATTACGCCTGATGCAACAGTATAGAATCCACCTGTATCTGAATTAAAGTAGTTTTCAATAGTTTCGGTCGAATCTCCCTGCTGTACTGTATAGCTTTTGGTCACCTTACCCGTGGCAGAAACCTGCACGATGTTACCAGGCTGCAAGGATCCTGAAACCCTGATGTAAAAATTATCATCCTCATCGTCAGTTTCCACAAATACGGCTTCAATTGCAAGCCTATTCGTATTGCTGATACTTCGAATCCCGACTTCGGTCGAGACATTCACGCCGGCGTTCTTAGCAACAATGTATCTTTCTTCATCTCCTAGAAGCTTTTGTTTGATCGATTCCGCCGTATCCCCCGCAACGGCAATCAGCGTGCGAGTTCCAAGTTTATATATGTTCCCTTCCTGCACACTTGGACCAACCGTCAGGTGATAGCTGTCGCGGGCAGGATAAACATGGGTAGCTTGCGGGATCCTGGTAATTGATGGGCTGTTCAAATTAGTTTCAGTGGAAAGTCCGAGCCCAACAGTTAAACCTTCATCGGCAAGTTTCAAGACTCCATCTTTCTCCCAAATGCGTACCCGCATCTTCGAACCATCTACGTCGCAAAGCACCTTCGTGTATGGAAATGATTCGTAAAACTCTTTAAGGGCTTGCATGTATGCGGCTTTGTTGTCCTGCTGTCCCTTGAAGGTGCCGATCACCTTTTGCCCGTTTGCCCTGGTTAAAGCAAACTGTTTCCAGTTCCCTGCCGATGGAAGCGCGCCAACCCAGATCGCAAACTCGACGTACTTTTCAGATTCCTGCGGACGGATCCTGCCGATCTTATAACGAACAGCATTGACCTGGACCGGATCGCCACATTGAGGGGAATAAGCTGACTTAACCAGCACCACAGCAAGATTCCGCTCATCAATTCCTTGCGTAATGGACTTGGGAGCGAGCCAGCGCCAAAGATCTCCTTTTTGTGCTTCGAGTGCATCGAGCTTTTCTTTCGGTGCAAAGTAGCTTTTATCATTGCCATCCGATTTCGCAAACCGGATTACGTGCTCATAGATATTCATTGTAATTCGATTGCTTTTATGAGAACTTTCCCCGTTGTGAATCTGTAACTGTCTTCCATGATCAAGGCAGACTTTAATTCTCCATCATGATCATGGTATTCGATCACTTCGCCCAGCTCCGAGTATTGTCGCATGGTCATGCCAGTTTCAATGGATAATGAACGGTCGGTGAAAATCTGCGGAATCTGGGAAGGATCCACGCCAGCACTTTCGGAGACATTATAGCATACTGCCGATATATTCCCGGTGCCGGCCGTGAACATTGCCCTCCCGTTGACGCCGAGCGTGTTGATCCAGCGCAGCAGGTTTCGTCTGGGTGATATATCTGCATTGATAACATTGGCTGGACTGATTACACCCTCGACATGACCAGTCCGGGATACGTAAGTACTGCCGGCTTTATCTGCGACAATTACAAACAGCTTTTCGTCCTGAGCAGTATCTGCCTTGTCCGAGTTGGGGTTTCGCCTCAGTGCTTCCATGGTTTTACCGGAAGCGCTCAGCGTATTGACTGTCAGCGGACGCGACGCTTTGACTTTCTGCTGCTCAGTTAGGTAAGTGCGTTCAGTACAAAACTCTTCTCGACCGGCTGACGTACCGGATTGCCAATTCTTGTAGCCGACCTGGTAGGATGATGAATAAAACGGTGATGGATAATGTACAAGGGACTCAAAGTCGTATATCCGGCTGAATCCGACCTTGCCAATCATATCTGACTTCTTTTCGATATGTAAAGTATTGCCGCGCCGCCAGCACGCCAAGTTGTCGATCATGTTCATATCGTCCCAAAAAGCCTTGAATGATACCAGGAGATTGGATCGGTATCCGCGCATATTGCGCTCACTGGTCAAAGTCCGCGACGCACCATCACCTTTTGACAAGTATGTACTTGAAAGGCGCACCTTTCCACCTGTCATATTTGCGAGCAATGATTCGATAACCTGCTTCCAGGTCACACCCCATATCAGTGCAGACTTAGTTTCTGCATTTTCGTAAATGGTCAAATAGCTTTCAGCGGAATAGCTAACGTTGAGCCCGCTTCCAGAACTGACGATTAGCCGAAGGTATGCGCCAGGCTGAATCTCGATGTTTTCAAGGACATGTGCGTGCTGCTGACCACCGGAAGCATTGAACACGGACACTAAGCGAGAATCGATCACATTACCTTCCTGAACCACTTCGGCGCGCAGCTCAACATTTCCGGTTCCTTGCCAGATACCAATGATATTCCCTTGTAGCTGCAACACCGACTTCCTGTTCGTTCCATTGCGGTAAATAGGCTCCTGATTCGCAGGAGTTTCAACACTGAGCCCATTCCCTTCACCACTTTTACTGGTTGCAAGCGGTATCGAATGCCGCGCACCTGCATAGAATGGGTTCATAAAGTCCGATGATACGGTATATCCCAGACCGTCAGAGATAGGTTGTTCCGGAAACTCGATCTGAATTTTGGGCTCTACGGAGAAGAGCACACCTGAAAGGGAGTCGAGCTCTATATCTTCATCCCGGAAGCTGACGTTGAAGTACCGACCATTGTCATTCCAAACAGCGAAGTCAATCTCGGCACTGTATATAACCTCTCCACCATCCTTTACTTCAAACAAGGCCGCGGCGTTCACGCCGTACTTTTTACGCAAGGATTGTAGAAGGTACCGCGCCTCGCCATCAAATCCAACCTCCCCGACTCCCATCACCTTCGCTGTACGATGGCGCCAAATACCGAAGTAATCCGGATGCCTTACCCTTGTCCAATATACGCCAGACCATCCTGCCGGCTCGTCGATCTGGGTACCGTTTAAATAGAACATCAGTCAGCTAGTTTATAGTATTCAGTCATTCGCCTACGGTAGTTCTTCAAATCAGATTGCAGCTTGCGCGCATTGTGATTGATATTGATCCGGGTCTGTGCCGTTTCATTCTCCTTGTTGATCAGCATGGAAAATGCTGTAATGATCTTGTCGAGCTCATCAATATCGAACACGGCTACGGGTGTAGCAGTCTTGACTTTTCGCTCCTTTTTTACTGGCTTACCTGATGACTTTTTTGCTGAGATCGACGGCATATTACTTTTTGAAGATAGTGTCGTAATAATTGACTTTGTGCTGTTCCCATTGTTCGGAGATGCTCACAGCATTTCCGTCGATGTTGACATTGAGCAGAGATTTCTTTTCGAAAACCTTGCGCATTTCTCGAATTTCAGTTTCAAGCCGATCCATTGAAATGACATTCTGGCTTGCGTATGAGAAGTCAGGTAAAACCATTGGAATAGATTCTGGTATCTGGGTGCTGGGAAGCCGGTCCATGAAGTTGGCGTACTGCAGATATCCGTGGACAAGCTGCTCATTTGAGGTGTCCGGACCTAAGAATTGGTTTAGATAGGTTTGTACTATCCTTTCCCCCTTGTGGGCTCTGATTGGGATAGTGTCAATGCCATCGGGATTGCTTCCCAAATCCAGCCAGGGAACTCCATGGAAGAGCGGCCTAGGTCTATCACCTGGTCTGTCAGGCCTATCTCCACCGCCGCCACCTCCACCACCGCCGCCGCCATTTCCTTCTCCGTCTCCGTCAGGATCTTGCTGGCCTCTCGGGTTATCAGGGGTGTACTGCTTATCGGGAGTTACGTACCCGTAGGGGTTTCCGTACCCGCTGATTTCATTAATTGCGTTTTCCAGATCTCCGATTGCCTCACGAATTTTACCTCCGTTGAACCAGTTCTTTTTAGCTTTCAGCAATGCGATTTCTACGCGGATCTGTTGGATCGCCATCTGCTTTTCAGCTTCGAAAATCTGCGCATTGGCATTCCGAACGTATTCTGCATAATCTTTCTGAGCCTGCTGTTTCGCGTCTGAAACTTCCTGCTCTTTTGCTTTTAATTCGTCTTTCAGCTTCTTAATGTCCTCATTTAGAAGCGTCTCGATCGATTTGATATTATCCGACTCCTGAGCTTTTAACTCTTCCTGTGCAAGCTTGTTTTTCTCGCTTTCGGTCAGAGAATCTTTACCTAATTTGGTTTTCAGCTCAAAGATCTGCTGATCATACTTCTGTTCGATCTCGGCTATCTGTTGAGCGGTTGCGCCTCGCTCTGTTGCCATCTGAACCATACGGTTTTTGGATTGCTCCAAATCGTATATTTCTCGCTGAGTTTTGGCAAAAGCAAATTTCTCCTCTTCTTGCTGAATCAGGTTTGCAAATGCAAGGGTGATATCTGCTTTTTCCTTTTCCGTAGCTCCCTTCAAAGCAGCTTCGTGAAGTAGCATATCACGTTGACGCTCCAAATCAGCAACCCTGCGTTCGTGACCAGCTACAAGCAGCTGATTTCGATAGTTGTCGTTTTCTTGCAGGTATGTATTTTTTGCCTCATTCAGGTTTTTCTCTATTTCTTTTTGAGAATTAGCGGATTCCTGAAAAGCAGCGGTTTTCTCGTTCGTTACCCGTCTGAATTCTTCAAGCTCCTTATCCCAAAGCTCGATTTTCTTTTGATAAAGAGCTTCCTCTGCCGCCATTTCAGCGTTAAGCAAATCAATAGTATCCTGCCATCGGTCGGATAGCATTTTATGGTGCTCTGCCTGACTTTCGTAGAATATTCTCTTAGTATGAGTTCCCCACTCAATCACCATCCCTACCAAGTTTGAGAAGGTGTCCCCAATGTTTCCATTTAAGAAGCTGGTAACAGCACCAACGCCTTTGCTGACCGACTCCATATCCGATTGAACTTGGCTCAATTCCTCTTGGGCCCGTCTCCTCAATTCTGCGAACGACTGAGAGCTCGCTAGAATTTCCTTTTGCCGGTTTATGGACTCTGTTAACTTAACCTCTAACTCATCATAGGTCAAGGTGGTATCGCTGATAATATCGTCCATTGCAGCGCGGTTCGCATCCGCAAGTCCGTCCATTGCATCAATTGCACCGCTGTAAGCGTCAACGATCTGCTCCTTTCCAGCAATGACAAGCTCCATTACTGCCTCGAAAATCCCGTACAAGGCTTGAATAACAGCCGCGAGTGCCGCTTTGGAGTTTTCGCCCATTCGCTTACTTGAATCAGCGGACTCCATTTCAACCTGTTTGATCTTGCCTCGAATTGCAATGAGGTTGGAAACACCGTCCGTATACTCTGAGCTGTCACCTCCGTATAGCTGCAACATTTTCTCATTGTGAGCGACCTGCCTCAAATATGCCTCATTCAGCTCCTTTAATTCGGTCTCGCGGATCTTCTGCCAGTACCGGAGAACGGCGTTTTCTTTGGTCTCCCAAATTTTCTTGTTATCCTCCGCCTCTCTCGCTCCGTATTGCACTGAGATTTTGTAAAAGTCCTGCGCGATTTCCAGCATTTTTTTACTCGCCTCGTGATAATCCTTAATCCGTTCATCGTTTTGCTTTTGCTGCAAACCCGTAATGTAATTGGACAAATCCTCAAAAACCCCGGCCTCCTTTTCTTTGATTGCAATAGCTTTTTTAGATGCATCCTCGGCAGCTTTTAAGTCCTTCATATCGTAATCGATACGCTTGTCGATCTCCTCAGCCATTATTTTGGCTCGTTTCAAAGCGTACTGAGTATGAATGGAATCAATGCGATCCTCCAAAGCTTGCTTGTTCTTAATCATTCGGTTCGCTCGCTCAATGTCCAGCGCCTCTTCTGCGGTTGCCAGCTTTAATTTATTTTCGTAAGTCTGCTGGACTGACTTCAATTCCTTGACATCATTTTCCAGACTAAGCTCCAAGGTCGATTTCTTTTTTGCTGCCTTTTCGCCCTCGACTTTGAATATCAGATCCTTAGTTTTCCCAGACATCTCCCGCACTTTTTCCTCATGCTCTGCCTGCGCGGCCTCATATTCCTTAGTGCCCTTTTTCATCTGAGCAGAAACCGAAGCCCATCTCTGATTCTCAGCAGCAATAGCAGCAGAGTGTTCTTTCTGGGTTATCACCTCCCTACTTTTGGTCGCGGCTTGAATCTGGGTATCGATGTCCTTTAATCCTTTGGAGATTTTAGCAGCTGAACTAACGATTGTTCCATTCATAGCGTTATCCCACATGTTACGGAGCGCTCCGCCCTTTTTGTCGAGATCTTGTAGGAAAGCGCTTCCTCCTTTATTAATCTCAGACATCAACTTATTGATATCCCCTCCTAATTGCGCATAGAGTTCAGGTGACCGCTTTTTAATGCGCTCCATTAACTCGAATTCCTCTTGCAAGAACTCTGTTCTCTTCTTCTCCAATTCACCTACAACATAAGCTTGACGGGCCAGCCCAATACGCTGCTCATAACTCTGATTGACCTTGATCAGCATTGCGTTGAGCGTAGCATTGTTGGTATGTTCAGCAGACATCCCTCTAAAATATTCGGGATAATTGCTGATCAGGTTTTCCATCGCTATCCGTCGTTTATCGGTGCCTTCTTTCAAGGCCATGACCGATAGTACCGAATCACTGAATAACTGCTTTTGATTTTTGAGCTTGATCTCTTCCTCGCCGAGCGCACTTATTACTTCGGTGGATGCAGCACCCCAAAGCTGATATACACCTATTGCAGCAGTGACAACAGTTATTAATGCACCCCAAGGATTTGCTTTCATTACGGTCCATAGGCCGGATAATGATGTTTTCAATCCAGTCGTTGCTGTTGACATTGTCACCGTCGCAAGGGTGGATGCTTCTTTTGCTGCGAGATCTTCCAGGGTAGCAACCTGATTTGCTTTGAGCGCAGCAGATGTGGAAAGTACAGCGGCCCGGTAAGAAACCCACATGGTTAATGCCGCACTGAAATACTTTGTTAAACGTTCGATTGCCGAAGCGCTGCCGATAGTTGCATCAATCAGATCGCCCAAAAATTCGATACCCTTCTTAATACCATTTTCGAAGAAATCCCCAACTTTCGCTTTTGCCAAAGTGTATTTATCCCCTAGGTTGGCAACCTTACCGCCCAACTGCTCCGCCTGAGCGGACATTTGACCGTAATACAAGCCCCCTTTTTGCGTCGATTGCAAAATGGCCTGTTCAACTTCTGCAAAGCTAATTTTGTGAGCGTTTGCAAGCTTAACCACTTCTTCACGTGGCTTTTCCATTGATTTCGCGAGAAGATCAAACAGAGGAATACCGTTTTCGGTAAACTGTCGAATCTCTCCACCCATCAAAATACCTTTGTTTTGAACATCGGTCATGGCCTTTGCTATCAATGGCAGCTTGCCGGTACCAACGATAGCAGCAATATCTCCAAGTGCATTGATGTAGGGTATGAGCTTATTTGTCTCAACCCCCATACCTTGCAATTGCTTGGTTACATCTTGAATTTGGGTGATGGAAAACGGAGATTTTGAAGCAATGTCCATCAATTTCGCATTCAGCTCTTCCGCCTTTAAGCGGGAACCAAGCATTTTTTCCATTGAAGCAACAAACCCATCCTGAGCGGATTTGGCATTTATCACTTCCATGACGTAAGTTTTCAGCTGACCGACTGCCCATGCGCCGGCAGCGAGATTGACAATCCCTGAGAGTTGACGAGAAATCAGGTCGTACTCCTTTCGAAGCGCGCCCATCATGTCGGATTGCTGCTTTACACCCTGCGATGTTGTTGTATTAGCCTTGCTTTGGGCGGCAGATAGCTGCTCGATCTGCTCTCTTTGCCGTTGAATGGCCAGAGCAGTCGAAGTAGTGTTCTGCTGGGTAAGTTCGTTTTGTGTTTGTTGAAGCTTGATTAACCGCTCCAACTGAGTATTAATGTCAGGAATATTTGAGGTTGCCTCAATTATCCATCTTGTTCGCTTGTCTGCCACTGCGAGTCAGCATGATTGCGTTCTGGCCGTTGGCGCTTGTTTTTCTGGTCATTCTTTTTTCGGTATTGCTCCTGATGGTATGACATCAATTTGTGGAACTCGTATGCAGGTAGTCGAAGGTATCGTTCACATTTGCCCACGTCTCCGTTTGCGAGTTCAAGGAGCCGCGTAGTTCGCTGCTTATCCGTGAAAACGCGCCACTGTTGGATAGAGTGAAAATCTGGTTCTGAATTATGTCCCCCAGATTGAGATCTCTCATAGCATTCAGCGAAAAGCCCTCTAAGTACTTGGGCAAAGCGTTCCATACGTTCTTTGCCCATCTCTGAAAAAAACCGGTAAGCTCCGGCCTGGTTTGGAAGTCAGCGACCTTCTTCCGATTGATGATAGGATCATTGATTTCCGGATCCTCGTGTTCTGATAAAAACCAGATCGCTGATATCTCCCAGATGCGTTCAATACTAGCACCCATCTGGATACGCTGCTTCGTGCTTTGAGCCCGGTACCTGGCCTGAGTGATCAGGTCGAGACATTCGCGCGGCTCGGTGTTTACCACCATGAGCGCTTCAGCGAGTGTTTCTTCAATGAAGGACATTGCTGTTTCCAGATCCTCTTTCTTGGCGATAAATCTGTTTGATTCATCCAAAAAGTCAGAGAATGCGTAAAGGCGAGATTGTGTCAGCTTCTCACCTGAATTGGAAAAGACAAAGTATTTGGTTCCGTTGATTTCCATCTGAGTGCCATCGGGCATCAAGACTGGCTCAACGTATCCGCGTTCGAGGGCGTAGGTTAATTGTGGATGCATAGAGTTACCGAAGTGATTTGAATAGTTTCGTGCAAATAAAAAAGCTCAGCCTGTACACCGTTTCTCCGATTATTTGCACGGCTTCGAGAATAAAGCTAACAGCACTATATAGTAGGTCTGCCAATATTTCGGCAGCGATAAGACATGCGGAAAAAATGAATATCATCCAGATCAATTCCATCAATTATTATCCGTTTACAAATTGTACCAATTCATCCAACCCAGTCACCACGTTTAGCGGCTGCAACGGAGTATTAAATGTCAACTGCGACACAAAGACCTGTCGCGTTTTAATAATTCGTTCAAGATCTTCGTCTGTTACCTGCCAGCAGGAGATCACAGTTCCATCTTGCAATTTCATTACTGGAAGGGGCAGATACTCAGGTTGATCTTTGGCATAAATCACATTTACGCCGGTGAATTCGATTGGTGACATCAGTCTAAATCGGTTAGGCCTTCCAGAATCATGAGATCCTCGCGATCCAAGGTCGGCAGTGTGTATGAATAAGAAATGCGAAATGCGTTATACTGTGGGTTCTGCCCGAAGGTATCCCGATCGATTCCCCAATAAGCGGAAAGGATCTGCTCAGTGTTAGTATTTAGATCCGATGCAGAGATATTGTAATGTTCCAAATCTTCGAAAACCGACATCGCCAACAGACCAGCTGTGAGCGTGGTACCTACACCGAGCCAGCTGCACTCAACGGTATAAACCGGAACGTTAATGCCGGATTCCACCTTTTGCTTTCTGACCCTCTCGACCAGATGACATGTTTGCAGATCAAACTCATCTTCGCGCACAATGAAGGATCTGTCTTGATCATGCATGTAGCGGTTTTTATCCTCAGTGCTCCATACGAGTTTACCCAATTCATTGAGCTGTACACGCCAAACCAGCTCACCGCATTGCCTCGGAAGCAGGTCTAAGAAAGTAGCATTAATGTGTTGAATCCGATGGTTGATCATAATTTATCAATGTGTTTTTCGATTCTGGCCATCGCATCTTCCATGATATCTGCCTCCTCTTCTTCGGAAGGCACGAATATCTCAGCACCGTAATATTCTTCCAGGTACTCAGCTTTCTCGTCAGACTCCTCCGACATGAAGCCTACTCCAACCATGCGCGTAGTTCGCTCCGTAAGATTGTAGTCGAGCATCATCCTGCCGGTCATGTTTAGGTCTACTCGGTTGATTTGCCTACCAGCGTCTCTCCTGATGCCGGCGTATCTTTGGGAGTATGCGCCTTCGCGTTTCTTTGATTTGGTATCCAGCGTGTTGCCGAGCGCATCCTTTCCATTATGCCTTATCCGGTGTGCAACTACGACTACCACATCGGCACCGGCTCTGAGCAATTCGCGTTCGAGATCTTCTTCGATCAGCTTACCCATGTTTTGCAGTGAGATCGCAACTTCCAGTACTTCGCGGCTGTCGGATTTGGTTATCATAATTCGTGATTAAACAAAGCTGCCAATGAAATACCCCTGCTGGTCGTCTGGCCGTGATATCAGTGCAAGTTTCTCCTGTTCAACCTGGCCATAGATCAGCCGGCAGGCACCCGCAATTTCTTTTTTCAGATCGGCCCGGATATCTTCCAAGTTTTGACGTTCCGCATCGCGATTGACCAGTGTCCACTTGCTCGCTCGTTTGGATTTGAGGCCGCGATCAATGATGCCAGCTGCGCACATGAGCGCATAAGTCCGTTTCAGCTTTTCGGAGAATTGAGCAATTACCTGGTCAATGGAAAGCCTGATTTCATATTCGAGCGCGACATAGCAATCATCCATATCGTTCAGATTTGAAAGGATAGGAGAATCCGGATTTGTGAGATTGTACAGATAAGCACCTGCGTAGCTGCACGGGTTTGACCAGTCCATTGATAGCAGCTCGGTATTTTCATCAACGACCACACCGACAAAGATGGACCGGTTACCGGTTTTGCTGCAATCGATAGTTACGTCCACAGGGAGACAATCCATGTCAACAGTTACTGATACCTCAATATCGTCACCGATCTGTACACCCTTGTCAATATCGAATACCTTCAGTACTGCACTTGCTGGAAAGGCTCCGATCATGTAATTCACATACAGGTTGCGGATGTACAGTGACTGATACCGGCTTTTCGGCATGGTGATCATCACACCAATGATTCTCTCCTCTGTAAAAATGATCGATTCCGGATTGCTGATGATATCAGGCAGTGCAGAGCTTTCAACTACCTCGCGGAAGTTGGCCCGCTTTGCCATTTCGGAAAGCAGATCTGATCTCAGGCAGTCGTAGGCTTCATCCTTCACTTCCTGCCAGATCGTTGCAAGCCCGGCCGGATCTCCTTGGGATTTATCATCGTCTTCTGCGATGGCTTTGATCAATTCAGGATTGGCATTCGGAAGCCGATTGACATACATCCGGGTTGATCCGGCGTCAACGGGCGAAAGTCCTACCAAAGATTCGAGTGGATTCATGCTGCTTTGTTTTTAGATTGAGCGAGATCCCGGATGAAAATCAACCTTCGGGTATGAGTTTTAATTGCCGTGAACAGGCCAGACCATGTCTTTGGACACACGGATTGAGACCCTGTTGCGAAACTGCCGGTACCTGGCTCGCAGAACGTTATTTTGCACAAAAAGCCACTGCGTTGTTCGTAAATGACTTTGTTTCCTTCAAATAGCTTATGCTCAAATCCCATAAACCCGCCCACTTCTGGCGTCGTTGGCTCGTAACCGAAGTAGTGAAAGAGTCCTTTCACATGGTCAATGTTGACACCTTTCGGCTTTTCCGATAGAGTAGGGGCGAAGAACATGATGTCCTTCTTTTTTGCCTTTTTCATTGGTTAGGATCATTGCTGAAATCGTGATACGACTTCTCGTTTTTGGCCATGTTGTCGCGAACCCTCTGTAAGCTCTCTATCAATGAAGTGACCGATTCAACTCTCCCAAAGAATAACTGAACGATATCGCCATTAAGCTCGTCGGTGGTTTTTCTCTCACCGGTGTCAAAAAGGTTTTCGCCGAGCTTCCATTCTTCAACAGGCTTCGGAACATCTTGCACCAAATACAATGAATTAAAAGCGCCCATATCTGGGTACATGGCGACATCTCCTGTTCCGAATTCGACAACGGTAACTTCCTTTGATCCAAGAGGCTGGTTAAAAAGAATTGGCATATCTACTTTATTTTATGTGTGATCAATGCTTGCTGAAACGCGTCGCTGTCTTTTCCGTACGGATCAAGTCCGTATTCCCGGAAGGTTGCGGCAAATTGGTTTTCCAAATCCTGCTGCTGTTTGGACAGGTCGACAAACTTCTTCATCGTTTTACCCTGTTCTCGCTGCTGCTTTCGCCGGGCTCTTCTGAGTTGTGACATTGTACTATTTTACGTTTGGGCGACGATCAACCGCCGCATTAACATCAAAGTCGTTGTGTTTATCCAAGAATGAAACAATAGGTCAATCCAACGGAAATACTATTGCGATTACTCTACACACTATATTCGCTAAGCCGCATTCTTCTTGACGTTGTTGTCATCAATCTGGAATTCTTTCGGCACGGCAATATTCTTTTTAACGTCAAGCCAGATATCGAAGCAAAACACCCAGACAAAGTATCTGAGCGTATCCAATAAGTGGCCAACATCGTTATCATCACAGAACTTCTTATCCAAATCACCTTCCGCGTTGCAGGGAATGGCTACGATGTCAGCCCATAATTCGGTGCAGCTCTCATCGATCGCGAAGTTTTCAGCCAGCTCTTTGGTGATGGCGTTTGTGACAAACCGGCTTTTCTTCCGACGCGGATTGCTTTGCAGCTTATTGTAGGTCAGGAATTCACATCCATGCTTCATCAAGTAGCTGTACACGATCTTGAAAGCTTCCGCATTGCCTTTTGTCAGAGCGGACCCATTGTTGCCCGAGCTGTCGCCGCTGAAACTGATCTCTCTGTCTCCATAATCGGTGGCAATGATCTGGCAGATCGCTTCCAGGTCCGTATCTTCTGTTCCACCCATTCTGATTTCGCGCAAACACTGTACATGCCACTGATCATCTTCGTCAAGCCACTTCTGCCAAACGGTGACAGAGTTTTTAATGTTGAAGTCGAAGGATAGGATAATGCCCTCGTCTTCGTTGTCAATGACCTTCCGAGCGTTAACTGGCCGTTTAAGGTGCAGCAGATATGGATTTTGAGCACGAATGATACCCCATTCGCCCCACCGGTAAATCCGGTACTGATCTTCATCAATCTCCCTGAGCGCTTCGAGCTCTGCGTAATCCTCGGCAGTAGCAAACCGGTTGTCATCTATGGTGAATACGTGGTGTTCAGCGCGCTCTGCATACTGCGGAGTATCGAAGAGCACCTCTTTCAGCCAATGCTTCTCCGAAACCGGGTTAAAGATGAAAAAGAACTGAATGCCCTTTACACCGCGAAAACGACGAACTAGCTCTTTGAAATCGTCGATAGTGAAAGCGTCAGCTTCTTCAAGAACCACGCGTTTAATCCCGACAATGGATTTCAACTTGTCGGGCTCATCGAGTCCTGACATCACGATTCGGTTTCCTCCAACCTTGCAAACTACCTCGCGTTTGTCGCCTGAATAATAGTATTCAAACAGATGATCGATTTTGAGCTGCTTGGCTACGAGCTTTAAGTTCTCGTAAACCGAATTGCGCAACGTCGATCCTTGCTTACGGAATACTATCGCATTTTCATTTCCCTGTAAAAGCCAAAGAACGAGAGCCTGGTAGTTGGACCAGCTTTTAGAGGAGTTCGAGCCTCCCCGTATCACCACGAAACGCGCTACCGCGTTGGTGATCACCCAAAACGCACGGTTAAAGAATCGCTTATCAACTTTAAGCTTCATCCGGATCCGTGAATTCGACTATGATATCAGTATCAACCTTGACATCCTTCTTATCGATCAGGCCAAGATCACGGCTGATAATATTGGCATTCAAAAAGCCGGCAGCAGCGCCGGTGAACTTCTGTTCGTAGATCGTTTCCTCTATGCGTGTAATGACCCGAGAAAAACCTTGCGGGTCTTCGTCGAGCTTACTTTTGAACTGACGGAAATATTCAGTGTTGCAATCCAGATACCTACAAAGCCCCTGCATTGTAAATGGCCTCATTTTAGGCTTTTCGACCTTAATAGCGTCCTTGCCAGCGAAGTCAATTTCGATCAGTGGATTCTCTTCACACCACTCGAAGTACTCACATGCTGCTTCCCACATACTTTCGGGAGAGCTAAACAAAGCATCCCTGCCATGTTTACTTCTGAGCATCCAAAAGCTATTATTACTTGGCGCGCTCATTTCGATTCAAACATGTTACAGGTGAAACAGTTCTTTACGAAGAAGCGCCCGACTCCACAAATTATGCGGGTTGACGGACGCTCAAAATCTTTGGCAGGAAAGCTCTTTTCTTCCAGGTTCGCGCAATTTTGACAGATGTTAGCGGTCTTATTTGATTTATAGCCCTGGTCGGCCATCACTTCTTTGAAGTTCATTAAAAGGTGTGAGTATAGAGTGGGTATTCAAAGATATAAAATGAATCAAATATTTTTGATTCAAATGGAAAAGTTTTTTCTCGGAGCATTAGCTTGCGACTTTAAGTTACTTTTGAAAAGTAAACTTCACCCCTTCGAAATGGCAGTAATAAAAAAACCAGTATCGTACTATAAGGTAGCAATAGGGCTGTTTACATTCCTACAAGTGGTGTATGTCCTTGTCCTTGCCTTCAATTTATATCTTCTATTAAGCGGACAAGTTACTTTTGATGATCAGCTCCGAATGTATGGAACTGTAATAGTAATGTTCGGGATATCCACTTACATGAAATGGTTTTTTCGAACTTACCTGTGTCAAAAATGATACTGGCTAATTGAACAACGTGACGATTTTTTCACCGAAAGAAGTAAGTCGGTAATAGATGAAGTATGATTCTCGGCGAGTCTCCATGATGCCCGCGTTCTCCATCTCTTTAAGGTAGGTTGTAATCAGGTTTGCCTTGATGCCCGTGCGGCCACTGAGCTCATCCGCGGTTGACTCTTTCAATGCGTGTATAGAAGTGGCAATCTTTAACTTCTTTACATTGGAATATACGCTAGAAATGATACGTGTCTTATCTTCTTCTGTAAGTATACGTTCAGCCATAACGTTGAGTAAAATCTTCTGATGCTTATGCTACTTTCTTGTCCTTCCACTCAGCAAGGATCCTGTTTTGCTTAACTGCTCCGTATTTCTTGACGAACCTAGTAGACGTATGACCAAGCATCGCGGCAACTGCCTCATCGCTCATGCCATATTCGTTAATACACATGTTCGTGAAGGTTTTGCGGGCTACTTTGTTGGTCAAGTGCTTTACAGTGCCAATCCGCTCGGCGACAATCTTTAAATATTCATTCGACTTTTGCCCGGACAGTTTTGGAAGCTTCGACAGGTCTCCGTACTTCTCAATGATCTTTGCTGCTTCGGAATGAAGTGGTATTATCGCTTCCACCTTTGTCTTTGTCCGCCCAATGCGGATCCATTTAATTTCTTTTATTGTGGAGATGTTGGTTTCATTGAGCTTTCTGTAATCGGATATGTGCATTCCCTGGTAACACATGAATAACAGGCTATCTACCACCTGCTGTAAAGTGTTGCTCCAAGTATATGTTTTGAGCTTCTCCATCTCCCACTCATCAAGGCAGGTAAGATCAACTTTATTCTCCCATACGAAGGATACACCAGCGAACGGGTTAGAATCTGCGAAACCCTTTGCGACGGCAAATTTGAAAAGGCTCACACAGTTGGCCACTGTCTTGTTTACATAGTCGTGATCATAACCCTGATTCTTCAAATGCTGCCAGAATCCTGAGACGTGCCTCCTCTGGATTTCATGAACAGGTAGATCTTCTTTCAGGTAGTTGTATAGGTAGGCGTGACACTTTTTGTGGATACCGATTGTGGCCGGGGCCCGGTTCAGAGATTTGAGGGATTCTATCTTCTTGTCACACAAAGAAAGGAATGTACACGAGACTTCACGCTTGCCGTGATATATGTCCACAATCTCACGTGCTGATAATCTTTTTCCTCTTGCCAGCTGGGTATCCCGGATTGTTTCAAGCTCGGTCCTGATCTGGTCGAGCTTCTTATTTTGATTGTAAACCTGATCGGAAGCACCTTTTACACGTTGAAGCTTGGAATCCCACTTGGAAGGTGCTACGAAGATGGAAGTTGAGAAAGGTGTGGAAGGAATGCCGTTAACACGGATGTGGCAATCCAGCGGACATTGTCCTAATTTGTTCAGGCGGGCTTTACGTAAGATAAAACGAACGCGCATTCTGATGTTTTTTTTAAGTACTGCATAGTTTTAGAGAGTTGGTGAAAAGTAACCGCGATCCAAAATTTTATACCATGTTCTGATGGTATAAAACATGGTAGAAAAATCATCAGTCGGTTACATTCCCCGAAAACCGCAATGTCAGCCCAAAAAGAAAGCTCGACCGTGGCCGAGCTTGCAATACTTTGTACATTTCGCACCTTCCTGCAGAGAGAGAGGGATTCGAACCCCCGGACCTGTTACAGTCAACGGTTTTCAAGACCGTCGCAATCGACCACTCTGCCATCTCTCTAAAATATCTCGCCGTATGCGAAACATGGTGCAAAAATAGAAACAAAATCTTTAAACGCAAGATGTGATGTATTTTTTTTGCTGCCAAGAAGGGAACTACTCTGCTTCCGCTGATTGGCACACTGTCTCCGCTACCAATACTAGAATACGTGTCAAAACGCATGGCAGGCTACCGTGGTGAAAAACGGGCTTGTCGACCTGAGCATCGATAAACACTATCCCGGGCGCCTCGCAGCGTACTGTAACGGTTCATCGGTAAGAAGGTCTAATAACTATTCTCAGACATCCTTGTCGAACCTAACCACCCGCGAAAATCTGGACGTTTCAAGACAGCAATCCTGCATTGAAAAACTTTTTGTTTGATTTTAGTGAGCCTCACAAAATTGATTTGGAAGCGTATATGAAAAGACATTTTTCATACAATATTCCTTTGGCGCAATTTGCGAAACTAACTGGCAGAAGCTTATCTACTTTTAAGCGTGATTTTGTAAAGATTTTCAACACGACAGCCGAGAAATGGTTGCAAAAACAACACTTGGAACGAGCACATTTTCTTATCACACAAAAGAACAAAGGTGCGTCCGAGATTTATTTGGTATTGGGTTTTGAAACCTTATCGCACTTTTCTTACACTTTTAAAAAGCAATTTGGACACACACCAACAGAAATTGCAACATTTATCGAGGGTGAATAGCTGGCAATGATGTGGGTCAGCGGGGTAGGGCAGTGGGCGCCATCCCGAATTTTTTCTTGAAGGAGCGTGAGAAGTGTGACAGACTTTCAAATCCCAGATCAAGGTAAATGGCCGAGGGCTTTTCACGTTTGGTTTCAATGAGGTGCTTTGCTTCGGTCAACCGTTTGTCTTGTAACCACTGGCGTGGCGGAACGCCGAATATTTTCAGGAAATCACGTTTGAAAGCTGCCAGGCTGCGACCGGTAAGCTGCGCGAATTTTTCAATGGGAACGTTGAAATGAAAGTTACTGAGCATGAACCGTTCCAAATCGATCTTGTAAGGTTGTGAAAAGTCGAACAAAAAGTTTCGCAGCCCAGGAAGTGCAAGTAGTAATAATTTAACTCCTTCCTTCACTTTCAGAATGCCCATCTCGTCGGTCATGGCCGCCCCCGAGCTTCGGGCGTACGGCACAATAGATTGAAAATAACCCTGTAGGAATTCGTTAGTTGGAATCAGCAAGTTGGGCGGACCAATGTATTTCTGTTCTGCGTCCAGCTTTTCTTCCAACGCAATTCTGCGCAT